TAATTAGGTATTATTAAGGGTAAGAGTCAGCCACGCCAAAAGCTGACCCGGTCCCAGAGGGGGCCGGCTGATTGAAAACTGACTGACGACACACACTAGACCTTCCGATGTGACATTCCGGTCTCTAGTGATGACGTAAAACCACGGCCCTATCGTCTATCGGTTTAGGACATGACCCTTTCAAGGTCAAGAGACGGGTTCGATTCCCGTTAGGGCTATTCACCAACGCAACACCACAACACAACACAAGGACAACACAATGGCTAAGACCGCTAAGTTCAACTACAAGGTTACGCTCGAGATTCCCCGTGAGATGAAGATGGGGAAGCATGGTGGTAAGGAAATCACCGTTGACCGTATGACGCAGTACTTCTACGGTAAGAAGAACAAGGAGTCCGCTCTTAAGACGTTCGGTTCGGTCAAGAACCTTCGAACCCTTCGTACGCAGGGCTTCGCTATCACCCGTAGTGAGTTCAAGAAGTTCCGCAATCACTTCCTCATTGAGCGAGTCTAATGAGTAACTTTCAGAAACATCGTCTAGAGTACATCTATCTCAATAACCTTCGTGAGTCTGGCGTCACCAATATGTTCGGTGCGACTCCCTATCTCGAAGAGGATTTCGATATCGGTAGAAAAGAGGCCAAGGCAATCTTAATGGGTTGGATGGCTTGGGTGAATGAAAATCCTTCTAATGTCAATCTCTACTAATGGCACTCTTCTACAATCCGACAATTCAAACGTAAACCGAAGCCGATGAGTAAGACGGCTCAAATGAAAAATCTCCGTGAACTCCGCAAGGCAATCAAGGAGATAGGACAGTACGACAAACATCTCGCTGATGCGATGATGAACGCAGTGGACATTCTCTCAAAGGAAACCAAGTAAGATGGCGTATATGAATCAGGACCGAAAGAAGAAGATCGCTGAGAAGGTGAAGCCGATTCTCAAGAAGTACGGCGTCAAGGGGTCGCTCAAGACTGACCGACTCAGCATCACGCTAACCATCAAGTCTGGTCCGATTGACTTCATCGGTGATTTGAATACTGACCGTCCTAATCGTATGGCTCTCTCCAAGGATGAACTCCGAAAGCACTATTCGCTTGATGTCAATCCCTACTGGTTCCAAGAGCACTACAATGGTGAGAGTTATCACTTCCTAAAGGAAGTCATCACCGCTCTCAAGTCGGGCGATTGGTACGACAATAGTGACGCTCAGATTGACTACTTCGACACCGCCTACTACTACCACGTTAACGTTGGTAACTGGCAGACGCCCTACACCATCACCAAGTAAGAGGAAACAACACAATGGCTCGTATTCATTCGACTATCACGTTCGACCAGCTCATCGAGGCTGTAGAGTCCGGCGAGGACATGGGGTTCTGTATCGCCTGTGGTGCTGAGCACTACGGGATTGAGCCGGACGCTCGACGCTACGAGTGTGAAGAGTGTGACCTTCCCAAAGTGTACGGGGCTGAGGAGCTCCTGATGGTGCTCCACCCGACCGCTCAAGTCTAACCAAACCAACACGGAGAACAGCATGACCAAGACTATCGAAGAGCGCATCAACGACATCCTCCGCCGTGAGGATCTCTCCTACGAGGAGAAGCGGTCCCTTATCGACGGTGTTCTGGGCCGATAATATGAACACCATCGAAACCGCCATCACGAACTACGCCACGCTTCTCCAGAACACTCTTCGAGAGCGTGACCGACAGATGAATCACAACTTCGATGAGCGTGTAGAGCTCCAACGTGGTTCGAAGTACACGAAGGTCGTTGTCGCTGGTGACAGTAACCGGTCGGTTCACTCCTTCATTGAGAATAAGACGGGCAATCTCTTGAAGGCCGCCAGTTGGAAGGCTCCCGCTAAGGGCGTTCGATTTAACCTTCTCTCTGATATGGACGAGCTCCAGAATCGGATTGACCCCTATGGTTCTTACCTCTACAAGATTACCATCCGATGACCAACGCTGAATACAAGCAGATTATGAAGGAAGCCAAGAAAGAGTTCAACGATTGGCTGAAAGAGAACAAGAAGGAGCGGGCTCGTGTGAAGAAGGCAGCACTCAAGATTCGGAAAGCCACCCTTAAGTCCCGAGGCAAGTAATGGACATCGATGATTTCGACACGCAGGTGCAATGTGAGGAAGTGTATGACAGTTGGTTGAATGAATCGGCAAATGTAATGAATGATGTACGGAACCCAACCCCAGAACCCGCTCGAGAGTATGACCCGGCCGGCGATGGATGGGGTATTGACGATGTAGATCTAATGTTAGGATAATGGTACGACGAGGATTATCCCTAGACCTCGCTAAATATTAGGGGTACACGCACCGTTAGCTCAATGGTAGAGCAAGTGGCTTTTAACCTCTAGGTTCTGGGTTCGAGTCCCAGGCGGTGCACTTCACTTTACATCACTTCTTCCAAAAGGATATATGACCAAGGCTTTTCTTCGTCGCCGTAACGAGTTTGACGCCCAGACCAAGGGTGACCTTCTGTTCCGTGTGTGGCTGGGGGTCGATTTCGTCGAGTCTATTCAGGACGAGACGGAACGTACTAACTTCTTCAAGTGGTACGGCACCCCACCGCGGTTCATCACGGACAGTCTCCGCCAGTGGGGTGGGCTGACGCCGAAGCAGTATGAGTTCGCTCGTCGGAAGTTCACCGAAGCCACGATCTCCGGTCGTCAGCGGTGGGAGGCTCGAGAGAGTCAGAAGCAGCACCTGATCCAGAATAACTACATCTGGACCAAGGAACGCCGGCAGGTCACGCTCGAGATTCTCGCCATCAAGGAGCGGATGTTCGGTCCCAAGATTCTGGGTCAGACGCCCGAAGGGATGAAGCTCTGGGTGAGTCTCCCGAATGGGTCCAACGCTCAGAAGGGCAACACCATCACGATGACGGTCACCATTACCCCATCAGAGGACGATCCGACCTTCGCGTTCGGTTCCCGTCCGAGCAAGTGGGCGGTACGATAAAATGACAATCAACTCCTGGAGGAGCTAGAAGATGTTTAAGATTACCCGTGGTTCGGGGTTTCAGATGACGTTCGGCAATGGTTGGACGGTCAGTGTCCAGTGGGGTGCCTGCACGTATTCGTCCAACTACGGTCAACTGATTGGAACGAAGTGTGAGAAGGCCAATTCCGCTGAGATTGCCGCCTGGGACGCGGCACGGAACTGGTACAAGTTCGAAGATGGTGACACCGTGAAGGGCTACTGCACTACTGGTGATGTGGCAGCCTTTATTACTCTCATCTCCAACATGGAGCCCTAATATGATGCCTGTTCATCGCTTTCAGTATCGCACGGGATACCCCGCACATATGACCGTCCCGCAGTTCGAGAAAGCCTGCGATATCGCTCATCGTTTTAATCTTCCTCATACCATTACCGTCAGCTCCCCGCTGGGCTTTCCCGATGAGTTTCTCATTGACGTTGGCAGTATGGTAATCGCTGTTCTCCCCGATGGTTCAAGTCACTCCTAATACGGTACCCAACATGAATTACGATCTCCTTTGGCAGTTGCGCAATCAGGCCTCCGACGACATCCGCATCAAGATGGATCAGCTCATCAACGAGCGATATATGGAGCTCCTCGAACAGGAAGTGCTGTCACTCCGTGCTACACTCCTCCACACGCCGGCCCCGAAGTCGGACGTTTCCAATCTCCAGACGTTGATTGGCACCCTCCGCAATACCAATCTCTCCCGATTGGACAAGATCAAGATTGTCCGTGCCGCATTCAATCTCGGGCTGGTCGAGGCCCGTAACGCCGTGGACAACGATCTGGGTGAAGATCTTCCCTTTTAATATGACCATGTATATCCGATATAATCCCCGCAGGGGGTTCACGCACCCGCTCGTCACGCTGGTGCGTCTCCTCACCCAACGATACCGCACCACATACGGCCGGTAATCAATCAACCCCATCTGGCACTTCCGCCAGGTGGGGTTTTTTCTTGCCTGCCGGCGGCGTGATAAAACGCTACCCTCGAACGATGATAAAACATATTCCTATATAGTCATATGTGTATAGCCTTTCGTATGTATATCGTCATCGTTTGCGGGCACCCTTACTACCACACATGTATATAATCATCCTTCAGCCATTACACCAGCACGTATACATCACGCACCCCATATGTACCACGCCACACCATACCACAACGATGATAAAACATAGCCCTCTCCGCCCCCACGTTCCCCACACGCCCCACGTTGTGTAGCGTGTGGGACGCCGTGTAACGTGGTGTGGCGTGTGGTGGGCCGGCACGAACAACGGCTCCCAGCGTGTGGAACGTTGGGAACCGCTCGTAGAAGGGGGCGCAGTCGAGCGCCTATAGGGCTAGGCGTCTCTCTAGGAAAAAGTGCTTACTCCGCGATGGGGAGGCTAGTGCCATCGAGGTTTTGACTATGGGTAAGCAAGCGTTCCGTCAGCTGTTGAACCTGCTCCGTCACATAGTCTAATGAGATTGTATGTGATGGGGTATCCGTAGGTTCATCATGGAAAAAGTCATAGAGATCCATGCCTTGCGCTTCTTGATATCGGAGTAGTGTGTGTTCATCCATTCGTGGGGTCCATTAGGGTAAGGGGTCAATCGGGATTATAGAGGGCTTCCAATTCCTCGGGCGTGAGGGTGACATCGGAAGTCGGGAGATCGTCGGAGGGGTCAATCGCATCGGCCGGGATGGGGTCGGTATCATAGTGTCGAGTATATGGTGGGAGATCCGCACGGAGTGAACGTTCCATATATCCCCTGTACACGACACTTGGTGCTCCAGTAGTGAGGAACATACAGTTATAACAGCGGAGTTCCAGGTTGTCCAGTTGCATATGACTACGGTTGCCATCCAGTCTATTCTTCAGTTTGCTGAGACTATAGGTAGGATGTTTGCCCGACAAGATATCACGGAGCGGGATACTCGTCGGCTTCTTGCCAAACCCTTTATCAATCCCGACGCCCCGCACGTTCAAGTGCCCGGCGAACAACCCGTATAACTCCGCATATTGTTTATAGCGTTTATACGGGACATTGAGATACTTGGCGGCTTGGCTATTACTCTTCGTGTGCCGTTGTGCTTCTTCGATTTCGGCACGGAGAATCGGTTTCGCAGGTGGGCGTCCACCGGTTGGGGCATTGGGATTCTTAATCGTCATAACTGGTTCTTTCCATAGGGTACGATCAAGCGGTATATGAGCAACACGCTTGAAATTCGTGGGGTCAAAAATTTTTTAAAAACGCCTGGTGAATATTGGTGTATACTTGTTTATATATGTATTAAGGTTGCCCGACAAAATACGATCTAATAGTTGAGAGTTGAGGGTGAATGTAGATGTATCGGGATGTTGAGTTGTTCAAGATAGATTCGAAGGTACCCCGTTGGTTGGTGAAGGTTTTCAGCAACACGCACCGGCCAGTAACGACAAGCGTATTCAAATCGTGGATATAGTAGTGAATATTCTCGTATCAAGTCAAACGAACCGACAGCGAGATGGTCATCAAAGTCTTGCTCTTGGTCATATCCAGCTCGAACATTTATCGCGTCTTCGACTATTGATTCATACTCAATATGTCGTGGAACAATATCAGGTCTACCCATCATCACTATATCATAAGTAATATTATGGGTTCGTGCATATAGATTACACAAGTCAAATACCTTCCATCGTTTATACCACATCGAAAGAAAAGCAATCATATGTTCACGATGCATCCCCTTCATACTTTCGACATATGGATCGTATGGAGTCGATAATCGATAATAGGACCATAACGGTTGAATTTGTTCTGCAAACCTTTCATAAAATGTTGGGTAAAACGGTTCTATTTCTACGTCAATGAATCCTCTAGTCTTTAAAAAATCTATACTATATGGGATGGTGTCGTTATAGTTGTAATCGTGGTAGGATTTGTGCGAAGGATCGGTGACCCCTAATTTTTTTCCGGTAAAGTCCCATGTACTCAAAAAAATATCAGTATTTGTATTCGAGGAGATCTTCATCCATTCTATTTGAAACTGTTCGTATTTACGAAGATTACCTGCTAGGCATATTGCTATTCGTTTCATATCGACTTATTAGGTTTGAAAAGTCATATCTATCTAATAATAAATACTAAACCACCATCGATAACTTTCAAAAGATTATCGGTACAAAATGAAAAGGGAGCCCGTTTGATTTCGGGCCCCCTTTCCTTGTATCATTCGTCTGCCGAAGCGATATACGCGAGGGCGAGAACAATGAGTAGTAATGTACCTGCTGCTTGCATTTTATCCTTCCATCATTTCATCGTCGATACAAGTACATTTGGTGTAGGTATCTTCAAGTTCGACCGTATAGAATCGGGTCATGCCATCATAACCGATTTGAATCTCTTTGATATACCCATACTGCCCATTACATTCGGACTCAGCGTGATTGACGATTTGAACGTACTCACCGATATTGTATGTCATTTATATAACCGTTTATATTGTGATTAGCGTTCGTCGTCGTAATCGTAGTCGAGGTATTCATACCGATCCATCTCATCCTCATCGGGAATGATTTCCTCGTAGCGAGCCGTTCGGTTCTTACGTGGCGTCTTACTCATTCCAGAATCCTCACGGTCACGGTGCTTCTTGTCATACTTCCGCTGGTCCTTAAACGTCTTACCCATTGTTCTTTTGGTCCTCTTATATAAAGTTAAAGTGTGTGAACGATTACACGTTCATCGCATAATTAGTGTCGGTCCCGTTGGAAACGTGTTCCCACGGATTGTTCGTACCAGCCGAGACAGCCGGGAGATACTTCTGGACCAGCTGCTTCATATAGGTACGCTCGGAGTCAACACCACCAGCCTCCGAGAAGAACGGATAGATACACACCTCAGCGGCCTCCGCGAGATTGAATCCATCGTACATCAGCCCAGCCATCTCTACCGTCAGACGGCTCGAGATAGACGTAGTGACACGGGCATCATCGGACTTGACCTGCGCTCGAGTATGAGCGGCGATTTCGGCGATTGCCGTGATGTCCTTCTCAGCGAGATTCGGATAGGTCATCGACAGGAGACGAACCTCTTCATCCTTCGACAGCGGTTCCATCTCTACGATAGCCGAGAAACGGTCAAGCATCGCTCGGTCAAGAACGCGAGTGGACGTATACTCCGCACCGATATTCGCCGTAGCGATAAAGGTCACACCCTTGGCAACCTTGATAGTCGGCGTGTCCGGCTTTTCGTCGGTACGCAGGTACCGCTGATTCTCGTCGAGCACGGTGATAAGGATGTTCCACGCGTCCGGCGTGGCTCGGGTCAACTCGTCCATCAGAATGATGGCGTTCTCCTTCTGAATAGCCTGAGCGAAGAGAGCGTCAGCCACATAGGTACCCTTCTCCTTATTGTAATGCGTATTACCGATAAGGGTAGAACGCGGGTCCGTAGTAGCGCCGAGGTTGAAGTAGTAATACGGGCGACCATTGAGTGCCTTAGCGACACTCTGAACAGCGAGAGTCTTACCACAACCCGAAGGGCCGGTCATCATAATGTTCTTACCACGAACAACGGAACGCATCAGATACTTCCACTTCAAGTCGCTGAGGATAAGGTTAGTCGGACGGAGCGAAATACTATCCTTGATATACTGCTCAACATCACCATGCTGCTCATCACTACGGTTATCCACCGCGTCGAGCGGGGCAGCGGTCTTGCTCAGCGAATCATACAGCGACATATCCGCCGAACGCCACTGCTCACCACCCGTCTTGGTATGAACAAGGCGGAGACACACGCCGTCACGATCCATCACACGGATCTTGTTCTTCGGAATACGCTTCGTAACATCACGGCCGTTCTGGTCAATCACCGTACCGGCGTCAGTCAGACGAACCACAATCTGCTCAACCGACTTCTTTACCACATTCTTCGAAACCTTCCGAACCATCTTACGCTTAGCCACGTTTATACTCTCCAAAATGAAATAGGGAAATTGGTACTTCTCGAACCTTCTATAAATCTAACAGACTTTCTATGGGGTGTCAAGGGACGTAAGGCTTTGACCTGTAATGCCTTACGTCCCTCTGACCTTTACACACCCCGATTGGTCAGTGCTTTGTTGAGGGTACGGATTACGTCAGAAGCGTTTTCGACGTTGACCGCCACTGCATCCTCACCATACATCCGGCGGAACACATCCATAGAACGTGTCATACCATAACTGGATTCGGTAATGAAATACGACAATACCTTGATGCCGTGGTCCTTCATATTCTGAACCATCTGGCGAGTGTGCTTGAATGCCATCTCACCCTGATAACTACACACCGTAGCATCGTCACCCCAATACGTCCGGCGACCACGCTTCTTCTTCAACATAGAGCGAAGGTCCAGAGAGAAACCCGGCTCACCATCAGAGAAATTGATGAAGTACACATCGTGAGTAGAAGCACATTCCGTAATCAGTTCCATCGTCGCCTTGAAACACAGACCCTCGGGAGTCGAACCAGCGGGTGACAAACGAGGAGCCCACTTGAGCCACGAAGTGAACTGGTCCTTACGACTATCGAACACAACACACACCACGGGAATATCGTTACCACCGCGAATCGTAATCACCGTATCAATATTGCGCATCTTGTTACCAACATACGCAAGAGCGGTAGCGACCGTCAATACCTTCTCCCACTTTCGGCCACTCATTGAACCCGAAGCGTCAAGCGTCAAGTGCAACATCGCCGGCTTGAAGGTATCGATGCGTGACTTCTGGAACACGCTGGTAATATCCATACCCAGCTGAGCCAACAGTCGGCGGTCAAGACCACCGTGCTGAAGGCGAGTGTTCTTCGTCATCACGGGGTCATTTCGAACCTGGAGACGATGTACCATAATCTGACCCATGCGCTTACCGGCGGCAATAGCCTTCTTACGAAGATCGTTCTCACGGCTACCATCCCACGATGACCAACTACGGAAGATGAACCAGTCCTGCGTAAACATAGCCTCTGACATCTTTCGCGTCACCATACACTCACCGCCGGGAATACCATCACCCTTAAGGTCAACCATCTTAGCCTGCGCATTCTCCAGTGCATCAGCGGCGAGAAGTTCCGCCTTCTTAGCCTTCCGCTTCTTCAGCTCACCATTGACAACATCCTTGGCCTTCTCGACCTGTGACTTACCACGCTTGTCGTTGAAGTTACGGGGCTTCTCCTTACCAGCCTTCGTCTTATCAGCCTCTTCGACTTCCGTAGGAACCATCTGACCCCGAGGAATGTCCAGATTCGGAAGATTGTTAGTAGAATCAATCACAGACTGTGCCGAAGGAAATCCATCCATCGGCTGATTGTTATAGGTAGGAACGCCTTCATTGCCCTTATTCGCATCTTCCATACTACGAGCGACGAAACGAAGAATGTAAGCGTAAAGTTCGTTGGCCGTCTGCCAAATAGCAGGCATGTGGTCATACGAAATAATATCCTTCCACACCTTATCGGTCGGAGCGATACGCTCAATGTTTCGAAGGTCCATCATCTTGATAAGAGTATCCAAGCCGGGAAGCGCAGTCGGATTCGATGCCGGGTGAATAACAAACAATAGACGATTGATGTAGTTCTCAACAGTCAGTTCACGCCAGCTCGGATTCCAGCGAAGATTACGTTCAATCTCCGTAGTAAAAAAGTACCTTTCATACAGGCTATCGTAGTAAGGACGATATCCACCGCAATTCTGATACACATACTTGTCGATACGACGATCTTCAAGGATGTTCATAATCATCTGCAGGTCGTGAACATACTGACGAGCAACACGTGCATACAATGTCACATTGTCCGAATGACGGGCATTGGTCATCGCAGGTGGGAGTAGTGCCGCAAGAGACGGATGGAGAATCTTCTTAAGGACAGTACTCACTTCAATTTGTTCATCATAGCCGTGATTCTGCTGTGGGAGAACGCGATTGCCCCATCGGGTATCGATACCCCAATCGGTGTCAATCTGCTTGGCAACTTCAGCTACAGCGGAAACAAATTCAAAGTCGCTCAGAAGAACGTGACTACCTTCGTGGAGAGCGAGGCCGACCATAGAATCGAAATGATTGGGATTGTCGTCAGCGGCGATGATAACTTCCTTACCATCGGTGTAACTATCCTTGCCCGACGAATACCGAACCGGAATATCATTACGACCTGTCAGAATGTTGACAAAGTTCGCAGTGGCACGACGAGCGGCACTGAGCCGAGCGACCCGTGCCAGATTGGCAATTTCCTCTGTCTCCTCGACACCATCCTGCAGTTCGTTCTCATCGTCGAAGAGGTCAGAGTCCAGCCAGTAGTTAGAATGAGAGGTGTTTTTCGTCATAGTCCTATATGAAGGGGTTTTGGGGATACGTTGAAATGTACCTACAAACTACCCCAAAGTCAAGGGAGCGTAAGGCTTTGTCCTGTAATGCCTTACGCTCCCTTCCCTACGCATTTAGTCTCTGATTTCCGTCTGTATTAGTACTATTCGACGTTTATTATAACGTATTAATGTATTATATAGTATTATTATAATAGATGATACTACTGTGATAAATAGTATTACACCTGCTATAATACAGAATATCGTCCAGAGTAATATACGTTTAAGTAGTTCAATCATACTTTCCTATGTAATGGCTTCCATACTCTCATACCATCATATACTTCCGACACATAGAAATCGTTGAAATACACAGGCGCCTCGACCTTTAAAATTTCAAGAATCTTTTCAGCCAACCGTCGAATCTCTGGTTCGGCGTGTTTATCAGAACGTGATTCGATGAACCAACGCCACGCTCTAACATTACCAGTATAAGTAATACGCGTTTCAAGTGCATGTGGTAAAAGATTACGAGCTTTTCCTCGGGCCCACTTGCGCAAATCGAATCCCGTCAACATCAGCGGATTCATATGCATGAGCCAATTCACATCACGTTGGTATGCATCGATACCCATTTGCAGTGATGCTAGATGCGAGGCGATAAAATTCAATTCATCTAACTTAAAATCTTCTGTAATGTCATCCTTGTTCGGGTCAACCAACCACGGTTCATACTTTTGATATAGCTTCGCATAAAATGGCTCTAATACAATTGCTGCATCTTCTTCAGCTGTATATCTGGTAGAACGTTGGGACACTGCTAACTGGCGATGCCGATTGCTTTCAAGTGAAAGTCCACGGGTGATTCCTTCCACAAACAAAGTAAATGTCACGTGCTCCAGTACAGAACCGTGCTGATGTTCGAGGATTGCTTCTTGATTTTTAATGTTTGCCCTACCATCAGCACCGAAACTATCATAACATCCCTTTGCTGCGAATGCACCAATCTTGACAGCATCGTTGCCGTCAGATGGAATATCATAGTCTGGGTGTCCGAGAAATACTTGTTTAGCAATTAGTGTAACTTTTGGTTCTGTAATAATACGCATTATAACTCCGTTTAGTCTTGAAAGATAACAATACTATGTAATCTACTCACATCATTCACATTTGTCAATCACTCGTTGAATTATATCCCGTGTATCATATTCAGGCGTATATCCAAGTGATTGCAATTTACTATTGTCCATATACATCGATTTTACTTGTACGATTTTATGAAAGTTGGGTGCATCTACATATGTAATCTCGCTCGTTGAACCTAGCATTCTACGTGCGTCCATAACAATATCATATAGTGAAACAGCTTTACCGTTTCCTATATTGTAGATCTCATTCACTTCACCCCTTGTCAATACCATATCAATAGCTCGGACACAATCATCTAAATCAATAATGTCTCTATACAACTGTCCACCATCATATAAAGGTACTGGTTCATTTTTGTGTAAAGACTTTATCATATGTACGATTGCATTTTTCTTTGTAGATGCTTTTCTATCTGACAGTCCTACTACGTTTGCCAATCGAAGTATACGATATTTTATCCCAAACGTTTGACAATACGATATGAGCATCTGTTCCGCTGTACGTTTCGTGATTGAATAGAACCCCTTCGGATTACAATAAGACGTTTCTTTTGCCGGTAAATCCGTGTCTCCGTATACGAACCACGACGATATGAAATTGAATACGGTATTTTCTCTATCTTGTATGTTTTGAAGTACGGTGATCAACGTAGTTAGATTCGTGTTTATATCAATAAACGGGTCATAGAATACATTGTAGTTATCTACCGTAGAAATGAAATACAGAATGTTGTTTGTTTTCGGTGAATAATCGTTTCGTTGGTTTACAACACAATTCGGATATAGTTCAACATAACGTGAACCGACAAATCCCTTCCCACCAAAAACGTTTATTGATTCCATTTCGCACACACTTCATCAATATAGTTCAATACTTCTTCCGTATAATGTGGTGGACATCCCAAAAAGAACACGTTACTCAATGCTAGATTGGCAAGGGGATACTCCTTGTAATTACCCAAGTGTGAATACCCTGGGTGTAGTAAGATGTTACCAGCGAAATAGTTTCGAGTCTGGATTTTGTTATCCTCGAAGTGCTGTTGGAGTTTCGTTTTCATTTGCGAATCTTCAACATAAATCGGAACACCAAACCACGAAGTTTCGGCGAGTTCACTTTCTTCAACCACACGGACGCCCTTGATGTGTTTCATAATACTTTCGTGAATACGTTGCTTACTGTTTCGACGCCCACTATGAATCGTATCAAACTTTTCTAACTGTGCCATACCGATTGCGCCTTGAAGGTCAAGCGGCTTGAGATTGTATCCCATCTGTGTGAATACATACTTGTGGTCCACGACGCCATTATATCCTTCGAGCCACGTATCAAATCGTTTCCCACACGTTCCGCATGCAAGAAGGTTTGCTGCTCCGACACAATAACAATCACGGCCCCACCACGAAATACTTCGAGCAAGGTCAATCAATTTTTCATCATTAGAACACACCATACCACCTTCACCTGTCGTAATATGATGTGCTGGATAGAACGAACACGACCACGCGTAGTAGTATTCGTTGATAAGTTTATCGTTCCAATGTGAACCCAGACTATCGCAATTGTCCCCGAGTAGAATCAGGTTGTGTGATTCACAGATACCTTTCAGTATATCCATATTAGGCGGATTACCGAGTACGGGAGAAACGAAAATGGCTTTGGTGCGTGGAGTAATCTTTTTGACAATCTCCATCAAATCAAAGTTTAGCGTATCTATTTCGATATCGACGAATACCGGCTTCAATCCATTCTGAACGAGCGGGGCTATCGTCGTAGGGAATCCAACGGGTGACACAATAACCTCATCACCATCTTCCCAACCTAAATACTTCTTGACTGCAGCAACTAGTACAAGATTTGCCGAAGAGCCAGAATTTACCATATGGGCAAACCTTACCTTGAATAATTCAGCAAATCGTACTTGAAACTTGTTGACGTATTCACCAGACACTAACCACTTCCCCGTAAGGAATGCAGTCAATGCCATACGGATTTCATTGTCATCAAAGAATGGACCAGAATAATAGACGGGTGATTTACCCGGCACAAAGTCCTTACTATTATACGCCCACTTCGGTTGGACTGCTTTTGTCAATTCATCTATAAGCAGCTCTATACGTTTATCGTCTGTCATAATTCCTCTCTATCTAAAACCGTTTTGAGATACTTCCCATATTCTGTCTTACTGCATAGTTCAATAAATGGCGTGACACCTTCTCTTGTTACCCATTTCTTTGTAATTGCAATTTCGTGCGGACTACCAACAAGATAGTTTTGATGTTTCTGTACATTGTGAATGAAATTTGCTGCTTCTAACATTGCTTCAGCATTTCCCGTATCAAACCACACCATACCTCTCGACAATTGTACAGCTTCCATCTCTCCTCTATCAAGATAATACTTGTTTAAATCGGTGATTTCAAGTTCACCACGTTTGGACGGTGACAACATCGTAGTATAAAGATACACGCTTGTGGGATAAAAGTAAAGGCCGGTAACTGCTAAATTACTTTTTGGTTTTGTAGGCTTTTCTTCAATCGATATAACTTTATTATTCATTACTTCAGCAACACCAAACAACTCTGGATCTCTGACAGGGTATAGGAACACTTCTGCTTTCTTTCTGATTCCTTCTTTATTCACCTCATCTAACAATCCCCGCAATCCAGAACCATAAAAAATATTATCTCCAAGAATTAATGCATGTGCATCATATTCGAAAATTTCATTTTGAATAGTATTGTGTACGATATTGAATGCATCAGCTATACCGAGAGGAACTGGTTGTACTAGACATCGTACAGAAATTCCTAACTCTTCTTTTGCGTTAGCAAACAACTTATTGAAACTATCTAATTCGCCTGGAGAGCTGATGATTATAAAATCTCGAACACCTGCCAACATCAATGTCGAGAGTGGATAATAGATAAGGGGTTTATCGTATACCGGAAGTAGTTGTTTGGTGGCAACTAACGTAGAAGGATACAAACGTGTTGACTTTCCACCAGCTAATATTATACCGAGAGTTCGCATTGTTCCATCCAAGTAACATTTGAAAGATACCATTCGACAGTTTTATATAACCCTTCCTCGAATGACACGGAAGGTTTCCATCCTAATTCTTTTTCTATCTTTTCTATGGACATCGCATATCTAAAGTCATGTCCCTTTCTATCCTCGACATATTCAATCAAGGATTCATCTCTGTTCATTATATGAAGAATCAATTTGACTACATCGATGTTTGCCCGTTCAGAATTGCCACCAATGTTGTATACCGAACCAATCTTCCCATCCAACAATACACGATATAGAGCTCTACAATGATCATCAACGTGTAACCAATCTCGTATATTCATTCCCGTGCCATACACCGGAATACGTTCATTCTTCATTGCCTTTCGAATCACAGTCGGTATCAGCTTCTCTGGATATTGTCGTGGTCCATAGTTGTTGGTGCAATGGGTGATGATAGCTGGTAGATTGAATGTCTTGTTGAATGCTCTGACTAAATGATCCCCACCTGCTTTCGTAGCGGAGTATGGACTATTCGGTGCGTATGGTGTGGATTCTGTAAACGGAGGGTCATCAGTTGATAAATGTCCGTACACTTCATCGGTTGAGATATGAATGAATCTAAACCGTGCTCCAGTTTCGTTATATCGTCGAAGAGCACAGAGGAAGTTATAAGTGCCCATCAGATTCGTTTTGACAAACGCATCGGGGTCAGCGATGGAACGATCAACGTGTGTTTCAGCAGCAAAGTTGATGATGAAATCTGGTTTATGGTTCAATATAATCGTATCGATGATAACTGGGTCACCGATGTCTGCTTGATAGAAGAGATACCGTGAACTCTTTGGATGAGAGGTCACGCCTGCGTATGTCAACGCATCGACATTGATAATATAATAATCAGTATGTGTCAGTAGAAACTCTATGAAGTTGCTACCGATAAACCCACAACCACCCGTAACTAGTATTTTCATAAATTATTGATATACTCCCGTAACCTATCGTTTGGTACCCAACCTAGTCTATCTACTGCATCATTATTCTCTCGACGCGTTTCCTTATAGTTTCCTTGTTGGTCTGGAAGTCTTATGAATCCGACTTTGAATTTATCGCGGAACATATGATACACTTCATTTAGTGAATAGTTATTTCCCGTTCCAAGTTCCCACGCATCGTGGTGACGTTCATTTGATTGTCCGATTCGAATCAATCCATCTACTATATCGTCAATATGTGTGAAATCTCTACGTTGTTCCCCGTCTCCGACAATAGTAATTAATTCACCTCGTTCTACTTGTCCTCTCCATTTACCAATAACTGCCGCCCAATCACCTTCTGTAATCTCACGCGGTCCATACACATTGTAGAATCTGGTTATTTCTATTTCCATATTATAGATTGTACGATACGTCTTACACAACTCCTCACCCATATGTTTAGATAAAGCATATGGAGATATAAACGGGTTGTGCCATCTGGACGAAGAGCCGGCATATATCACCTTTATATTTCTAGAACGTGCCCATTCTAATACGGAAAGAGTACCATTTGTATTTACTTCGACAGTTTCAGTTGGATTTTCAAACGATGGTTGTATTCTAGATAATGCCGCTAGATGATACACTACGTCTATATCATATGGTTGTAACGCCGTAAATAAATCATCCCGTACATCAAACTGTAGGTATGTCGCACCGTCGTGTTCATTTTCAACCGTACCAACTTCGTAATTGTCTACTGATATTACTTGACATCCTTCGTTCAATAATCTACGAATTAAGTTAGTACCGACAAAACCAACACCGCCCGTAACCAATACACTTTTCATAACTACTCCTCAATAACCATCACCATAGATAGAGAACTGCTTCGGCGGAATAACTGGATCCGCTTCTTCCACTACTTTAAATATCGTACCTTGAGCGGCATCGATATAATACTGACGATTGCCCGTCTTTTGAAAATAATGTTCTAATGATTCTGTGAGACTTGGAAACACCCGCGTTCCAATCGGTTGTTCACGATCATCTAACTCCATCCATCTATCACCAGGCGGGACTCGTTTAAATATTGGTTTTTTTACTTCCATAACTTATCCTAGAATATCTCTGTTAGCTTGTTGTAGTAATTTAGCGAAGTCATCGTGTACTGCCATAATTAATTTCCACGTTGAACCATATGCAATACCGTCCGGTCTGGATACAATTTCTGCTATAGGTATTGCCGATCCTCCTGTCTTTGCTTGATACACAATAGACGGAGGAGGTGGTTCATCACGAATAGTTAATTTCTGTTCAATCTCGTCGAAATTATCTGTACCGAATACTTTCTTCAGAATAGTTCTGTCTGCGATAGTATCACCTAGTGCCATACTTTCTTCACCCTCGAATAAAGCACGCAGAGGAAATGCATCACGAATAGACTTTAAAAGTCCAGTACGCGCTTGTTTATCTGTCAATAAGAAGTCACGAACTGCTCTAGAATGTTTATGTGAGTTAGCCACTAGCTTGTCAGCATATCTACCACTTTCTGTATTCTTACCGATACCACGCATGATTGACAACATAGTTTTGTTCTGGTCGGCAGTGTTTCCACCAACGACACTTGTAAGCGCCGCTTTAAATTCATCACCATTCTTAAATGATTGTTTGGACAACTTATTCAGACGGTCTGCTATTTGTTTAGCATATGCTTCTTTTTGATTTAGACTTTTCGCAATCTCTGCTGCGATTGTGGCTTTTTCTTTTACACTAGCCTTTGCCCACCTACCCATAAAGGATTTAACTTCCTTCATAGCACCTTGGTCATTTAGAAAATCATCGTACAACTTTTGTTGTCTTTGAATTGCCTTTTCAACCTTTACATCATCTGGAACATCTGCGTTATACTTTTTAACCATCTCATCACGTTGCTTAACCAAAACAGCACGTTCACGTTTGTTTTGTGCAGTTGGTTCTCTGCCAAGAGCATCTATACGAGCGTTCAAATCTTCGTAAACTTCAATATCTTCTTGACTCGCTCTACCATATACCATAATGTCGGCAACGCGACCCGAAGTTGCATTAAGAAGATTTGCTCTCAATTCCTTTTTCAAAGAAATTTCGTCAAGAACTGTCTTTCCCCCAACTTTTACTTTTGCGTATACGTCTGTAGAGAATCCCTTATTATTTTTATAGTCTGCTAAACCGAGTCCTTCGACCTCATCCTTAATGTCCCAGGCCATATTATCTAATTCCCAATTGCCCTTCCCATATTTTTGATCATATCTCTTGAACATTGCAGTTCTTACTCGTTGAGCCGACTTGACCCAGGCCGAATCGATGATACTTTCCTTTCCTTTTTCCATTGCCTTAACGTGAGATGAAACCAACTGAAAAAATTCCGTAGCTTTCTTTTCATCTTTAATAGTCAATGCCATCATAGTCAACAATTCACCCGTAGTCGATGATAATGTACCTGCTCCAGAAGCATCAGTAAAATCCGTGATGGTAAGCGCACCAGGCTTCGTACTTAATAGTCTGGATAGTACTTTGACATACTTACGAGGGAACCGCGTTTTTCCGTTTTTATCTAAAAAGAATGCTTCTATTTCTTGCGGTTTAATTGATTTACTTGTAGGTTTTACTTTTGGATTCTTTCTGAAATCCGCATCACTTACGCCGTCTTTAGCAAATCTACTATCGGTATTGAACTGTTCTGTAGTTTTTACTTTCTGATCCAAATCCTTTTTCTTTGGAGTACCACGACGCTTTTTTGGTTCAGCGGATGTTGATGTTTTCGATGGTTGTTCTGCTGGTTTAACTTTGGCAGCCTTTGCTGTGGTTTTTTTCGGTGCCTTTGCTTGTCGTGACTTAAGTAATGCCTGATATTGATTCCACGCTGGATGTTTTTCACCCTTGGTTCGAATGGTTTTTACGGTTGCCTCACCTTCCTTCCCCTTGGCATCCTTATATTTAATAATTTGTTTATCGAGTTCTTCATCTTCATTTAGGATTGATGCAAAAAACTCCACAAGTAATTCTTTCATATGTTATCTCTAGCTATTGGACTTATATAAATATTACCACAAACTCACTTTGCCCACTTTCTACGAGTAACTAACTGGCAAATAATACCGTAAACCGACAAGTCTTGGAACGTATCATCTACGCTTTCACCAACAGCATCCGGCTTACCCAACACAACCATTTGCTTTAATCGTTGAATCTTATCATTCATACGGAACCAGAGTCCAGTTAAAGACAATTTAATATCATCTTCAGTCTGTAACGAAGTACCTACTGAAATGTTGGATGGTCCGTAGTTTAATTGCTTGGAACAAAATGTGTCGTACTGTTCCATACAAATCTTTAAGAACTCCGCAGTCATTCCCGGATATTCGTTCTCAATCTGCTCTATTGCTGCGTTGTTTCGTGCTTCAAATTCTACTGTAATAACCTTTTTCATATACACCTCTTATTATGTTGATATTGGCCGAACGCCACAAATCATTCCGTATTCATCAAACATCGGCAATCCGCCCCATTTCTTGATGAATAGTCCAGCGTTTCTATTTTCAAATGCTAATAATCTATTAGAACGAGTCATTACATCATTTGGAAAATTACTATTAAAACTTCTACTAGCAAAATGATACACCATAGACGAACCCGTGAGTACAAATTTAAACCCTTTATGTCGCATTGTCAAGAACAAATCGTGGTCCTCAAACGCAGCAGGATTATACTGTGGATCGTTTCCACCTGATTCATCCCAATCTGACTTGCGGATCATAAATGAACACCCCCATGCCAAAGGAATTTCATACTCTTCGTTTTCTTTGGTAAACTCGGTTGCCCATTCATCAAATACGTCCTGTCGGAAATCGTGGTGAAACGCACCAAATTCATTATTAGGAGTTATGATAACTCCAGGTCGAGATGATGTACCAACAAAGACGTTTGGTTCTACACGATGTGATGTTACAACCAATTTTTCATTTGGATACTTATCAAATAGTTTCAAGAGTGCTAAATCTTGATCAGGAGCAACGTACATATCGGCGTGTAAGAAATGTATAAATTCAGTTTCTACAACCTTTGCCATTTCATTCATACCATAACCGATACCACAGGTGTCATCTGGACAATCGATAATGATAGGCTGGATGTTCAGTCTTTCCTTATTCTCTTCTAGCCATTCGTTTGTACCATCCGTACAATTTTCTGCTGCTACAATAATCTTCGTATCTTTGAAGTGATGATTCTTCTTGATAGATTCAATCGCCAACTTTAGATATGGTAGATTGTTATTTGATCCTATGCATGTTGTAATCATAAACTAATTCCTTTGTAAATCCATTACAAACTTGGTGAATATTTCTAACGACTCTTGTGCGTATTTCTTGTACACATCATCATGTCGAGTTGACGATGTGTTTGTTCTTTTATTAGGATGACCGTAGTTGTGTCCTTTTATTCTTGTACTCACAAGATATTGTGGCCATCCTTTTGATTCAAAGAATCTCTCGGCACTAGTATCATCATATATGAAATGTAAATTTTCTGGTATGAACTTTTCGTTTATACCGCCCGACAATGCGAGTAACGAACCATCAAACTTACAAACTGGAAGCTGTATGATTTCTATATCATATTGATTGTTGAACGTATTAAGTTGCTCTAGATTGATGATATCAGAAGAATTGAGAGGATACGGGGCAGTGTATATCTGTTCCCGTGTTCTCTGATATTTCACAATGTCTTTGTGCTCCACAACATCCCACGTGCTATCCCACATCTTCCTAGAAGATAGTGTAAGAGCGTGAGGATTCTTGAAGTCAACTTCCGATAGTATGTAAAAATAATCTTCAGGCATCAAACAGTCTGATTCACCCCACACAGTATACTTTGCGTTAGGGTCATATACATCTCTACGCCAATCAGTTGCATTATAGAACCCATCATCGTTTGTTTTATATATCAGTTCCGCATCTTTTAATAGATTGTGATGTAGAAACATATTAAACATTTCTTCTGGTTCGCCCATTTCGGGAGATTCTATAAACGTTTGTGCGTTTAAACAAAACTGAAGCTTAACCGGCAACTTGCTATGTTTTAGTGCACGTTCTACAGAAGTAAGCGTTTCATATATCATACGAGACTCATACCACATAATATGCATTTGAAACAATATGTGTGACATACTATACCTCGTTACTCCAATCTACCAGAGGTGCTGCCCAATAAGGTTCACAGTGCGTATTTCTCGAAGGTATCGGTGTTGCTAATGCTCTTCCTCTTTTCAACAAATCCGTAAATGTTGCGAAATCATTTGACAATCCGTGTTGCGAGTGTCCTATGAAAACATCTGCGTCTTGTCTAATTGTACCAACTAATGTAGCAAATGTATATGTTGTACTGTTGGTAAGTTTCCAGTGCGAACTTTTAGTTAAGAATACTTTTGTTATTTCCGAACCATCTTTTTCTATGAGAGGATTTGCTCCTTGTTCTGGTAACAAATACTTGTCAATGTGGTCATATAAAGATACATAATGCGCTCGAGTCAATCCTTCTAACAAAATCTTTCTAGAATCTTCTCTGTGAATGTAATCATCTTCTACAAAGTATACTACCTCGTCATCCGATAGAGTCAGTACTTCATTTAGAATAGCTTTAAATCCAGCAGCGTTTCCTAGTGCGGTTCTCCTTAACTCACAACCAAACGATTTAAGCCAGTCAAAAAATTCATCAGAGACATTATCAGCCCAGATAATAGTTTCCTCTTTTGGAAAATGCCGTAGAAAATTGTTCAAGCAGTTTTCTTTTGTTGCAAAAGGAAATCTTTGTTTATTGTTTGAATGTTCGGAAATTCTGTAGAAGTTTCTCATATACTACCCGTGTATTGATAGGTCATTCCAAAATGTCGCATCCGTTCCAGATCATTCATTCTATTAATTTTACCAAAGAAACCATACATTCCAGACTCCGCGTTTCTTGCATAATCGGACATAGTAAGATTTGCTTTATTATCTTTCACGGTTTGTGCTGAAAAATGTATTAGGCTTAACGTATCCGTCACACCAGTTTTCCATCCTTTATCTTCACACACAACGCCTGTGTATATATCCAAACCCCATCCGTATACTAAATCCATATCATATTGTCCAATAGTATCCAGTACATCACGGCGTATTAATGGACACATGAAGTCTACCCATTTCACCGTTCTGGTTTTAGAAGCACCCCAATTGTGCATTTGCTTCCAGAAACATTGTCCTTCTTCTGGTTGTGTGACGGAAGATGCTACTACTGCATAATCTTCATCAAACATTATACTACGCAACTTTGAGATATAATTGTATCCGTGTAAGATAATATCATTACTCATAAACAACATAGAATCATACTGCTCGTTTTGTTGCATTAACTGCATGGCTAGATTAAATCCACCACCAAAATAACAATTTGTTTCCGACTGATACATGGTGTATTGCGATACTTCGGATGTATCGGTACTACCATTATCTAGAACTACCACATCATATTGATCTTTAGCATATGGTGCAACCATTCTATAAACACGATCGGTATATTCACGTCTATTGTGATTTAAAATAACCGCTAATGTTTTACCCATCAATCACCTCATGCCATTTACCAACAGGACAATACGTTTTCTTGAACATAGATTTCGTATTCATAAAGCACCCACACTGCGAACAACGTTCGGACCTATTATCAAAAAACTCACAACTATGACATTCTTTGAGTCGGTCATTACGAATATCTTCAGTTACAAATGCACCTTCTCCAGCCATAACGCCACCGACTATATCTTTAGCACTACTTAAAAATCCTTTTAATTGATTATAAGCTGATGGCATGTTCTTGGGTGGTTCGACTTCATCATTACACTCCGGTTCTGCACATACGCCAAACGGGTCTTTAGTCATACATTATTCCTCATACATTTTGTACTTTTTAATTTCTTCCTTCTTCTCTTCCTTCTTTACTTTCGGTGTTGGTTTTGGTTTTACCGGCGGTAGTGTGAGATACACCTTACGAATGTTGGAAATTTTATCTATAGTATATGTACGATACGGTCGATCCTTGACGTATCTACTTTCTTTATACTCTGCTAAAATCTTCTTCTCATCATTATTGTCGCCAATCAATCGCAACAATTGTTGAAGAGTTTGTGTAGCAATGTTCCGTAATCTTAACGCATGTAACTTTCCATTCCATTCAGGATTTAAAACAATTGCGTGTTTCTGTTTACCATCGTAAATAAATTCTACAACAGAACCGACTTCCACTTCTGAAATCGATGCTACAGGTTCTACTATATACGTTTCTGGATTGGAATCTATATATCTCATGCATCACTCTTCAAAGACGGTAATTCAACTTTCTTTAATTTAGGTAACACTACAGCCACTTGTTTCGGGAATTCCGGTACATACTTATCCAACAATTCAAACGTTTTCTTTTGTATATTCTCATACGAAAATTGCTTTCTATTTTTAACAGCCAAATCGTATGCTCTATCTTTAAATTGTTTGTAATCCATAAATACCGCTGCTATTCCGTTAGCAGTTTGATTCGGGTCTGGTGCAAACCAACTTGCTTCCTTCATAATTACGTTTTCCCATGCCGCAGTTGGATGAACATTCTTCAACTCACCACCAATTAACAAAGCGGTTTCCTTATCAAGAAAATCCAAATGTCCGCTCCAACCAGAAGCAATAACAGGCTTCCCACTCACAGATGCTTCTAGTAAAGGTCTACCAAAACCTTCACCCTTTGTCAAACTGATATGTGCCTTTACCTTCGGGTGATTGTATATAGTATTCATTTCTTTTTCTGTTAACTCTCCGTGGAGCAGATAGATGTTTGGTAATGACTGTCCATGCTCCAACGTAACCGTAGAACGTATCTGTTCTATACGATTCAATATTTCTTCTCGGTCTAGAATAGAGAATCCCGCATTACTTGTCTTAAGAATAAGTGCTGGTGGATTTTTTGTCTGTATCTGTTTAAACGTTTCTAAAAACATTTTAACAAGGAACCCAACATTCTTTCGATCCTCCCCAAGAGCACCTTGTAACCAATGTCCCACAAATAGATAACAGAATGATTCTGGGATAGCGTCTAGTGCTTTTACCATAGATGGTTCAGTCGGAGCGTTCTTTCCAAATATTGTCGTATCAATACAATTATGCAGAACTTCGATAGGTTTAGTCAGCTCTAACAATCCTTCCGTTCCGTCTGGATTCTTAAATCCATACTTACTGTTTTCAAATATACGCTTCGAGTGTTCAGAGATTGTAAACACCACATCCATCTCATTACATCCCTTTACCCACGGTGGAGAGACTGCGGTTGTTTCTATACCTGCAGTGATACCGATATTATACTTTCCAATACGTTGAAATTCGTTCGGTACGGAAACTACAACGAATAATTCTGGTTGCTTGTTTACTGTACTAGTTAGAATTCTATCCAAAATCATTTTATCTTTTGGATTGTTTTCATCCAACGCGTTCATTGGAGTATCACCCCACGGTACACTATGAACGCGTACATCGTACTTATCATATTCTATTAAGTGACGAATGATATCACGGCTCATATCACCGTATCCTGAACGTGTGGCACATGGTGCTCGAACAATACACAACGGTTTAATTTCTTGTGACATATTTTACTCCGTTAACATTGAATTGACAAGGGAATTTAAATCATGCTTTGGCTCCCATCCTAAAACTTGACGGGCTTTGTTTGAATCACCTTTTAAGTGATGAACATCTTCCGGCCGCATGAACTTTTGATCAACTTCTACCCACTCACGCCAATCTCTATCACCAAACGCAGCAGTTAAAAAGTCTTTAATGCTATAAGTCATACCCGTTGCGAGTACATAATCATCTGGTGTATTATGCTGTAACATCAACCACATGCCATGCACATAATCTTCGGCGTGTCCCCAATCACGACGAGCATCCAAATTACCCAACTTTAATTTCTTCTTGGTGTAATGGTTCCAATTCAATTCTTTCATTGCCTTTACGAAATTAGTAATCTTTTTGGTAACGAATAGATCTCCACGCATTGGTGATTCGTGATTAAACAGGATACCAGCACATGCAAACATTCCATATTGTACTCTATACACGTTTACCATTTGGTGAGCATATAACTTTGCTACACCATACGGACTTACTGGACGCATCGTAGTAGTTTCACGTTGAAACCCGTCGAGGTCAACGCTGTTACCGTACATTTCAGACGTTGATGCTTGATAGAATCGTGCGTATGGAGTAATACGACGAACTGCATCTAACAACTGTGCAACTCCGATAGCATTTGCTTGCGCAGTGTATACTGGAGAGTCGAAACTTACTTTAACGTGAGATTGTGCCGCCAGATTATAAATTTCCGTTGGCTTTACTCTATGAACTATTGCTTCCATAGAAGATGCATCAGTCAAATCACCGTAATCAAAACTTACCATCGATTCGAATTCTTTGACTGTACCCAATTCATTCTCTACTCGGTTGTGTCTACGAATGACACCGAACACTTCATAGTCTTTTTCTAAAAGTAACTTGGTAAGATAGTGACCATCTTGGCCAGTAATACCAGTAATCAATGCTCTACGCTTCATTATGCCCTCACCAAAGTATAACGTTCCCGTGGAGTCCAATTCTCCAATAGGGTATTAATGTGTTCAATAAATAGCTCTCCCATCTTTTCAGCGGTAAACATTCCCGGCCCCATTGCATATTCACGACCAAGCATTCCACGGCGTTTCCGTTCTTCACGACCCATCTTATATAACTCCAACAATCTATCTCCAGCCTCTTCCCACGAACAACGGTCGTCAAAAATATATGGAGTCAACGGAGAACCTTGCAGTGACCGTGAGGTTGGGAAGCACGGGAATGCCCATTCACCATGTCTATTATAGCGACCATCGTGGTTACTACCCCATTCGTAGGTGAAATGCTTTTCTGGATCGAGATAGTTTCCTTCTTCGTCCATAAATCCACATTGGTCTTGTAATCCACCTGTGACGTTTACAACGATAGGTGTACCCGCTAACATACTTTCACACGTTCCCAATCCAAATCCTTCATTACTAGCGAGATTGATAGTAACGTCAGCAATATTATACATCGCATTGAGGACCAACGCATCAACTCTTGTGTTAGAGAATACTGCTTTGATATCGGGTGTAACATCACGAATAACTGCTGGGAGGTCCGTACCGTTTTCGTCAACGGGTTGTGTATGTAATACGATACGACACTTTTCTTGTTCTTCTTTTGTCAACTGTTTTAAGAAATGGTTATACGCAAGTAGTACATCCGAAGTCATCTTACGACGAAGATTGCGTGCATTATAGAACACTACGAAATCTACATCCTCACCACGGAACAATTCATTTTTTGTATTGGTCAATAATTCTTGACCCACGGTGTCATCGTTCTGAATTGGATAGTATTTCTTTTTATGATCAATTCCATGTGGAAGATATGTCAACGACCACGGCTTTCTCGGTTCTTTACGAGATACGTGTTTAACAATATTGTATGTTTGCTTACTGATACAGAAGATTCCGTCATCTGATCTATAAAAGTTTTCGTTGTAATATGGATATGGGAGATCATCCCAAATAGCATAAAACATCATCGGAATCTTCTGACGAATTTCGTGCTCAATTTGATAAAGCCAAATCCAATAACGAGGATCGGTAAAATGAAGAATGGCATCTGGCTTTTCCGTATCCATAAGATACCGAATTAACATACTGTTGCCATATCCATTCTGTGCATAAATCTTTACAGACGCGTCTTGAATACCAGTTTGTTCTGATACTTGTTCGCTTATGTCTGCAACTTTTCCTTCTTCTGGATGGTTGATAGCCGCACCAACCTGCACCCAATTAAAAATTCCCGCAGTCTGTTCTACGATTTCCCTTGACATTACTCCGATACCAGAATGAACTCGTAAGTCATCCGAGAGTAAAAGTATTTTCTTTCTTTGTTCTTTAGGTAACCATTGCTTCATGTATATAATCCTCTATTATGGTGCGTTTAAATCAAATTTTGGTACGTTCTCATGTACGTGGACAAGTCCACCTGAATTCAGCGTTGGTTGAGTTATGGTTTTCACTGTCTCATTTAGATATTTCTGGACACCTTTTGCTACTCCCTCTGATATTGCGTCTGCTAATCTTTGAGCAAAATCTTTTTGTGCTTGACATGGATCTGTGGATTGCTCATATCCTTCAGCACATCCATACCAGTTAATCGCTGTAAAGATTCTTTGTTCTAGCGTACCTGCTCCTAGAATGTCACTCTTTAAAGTACTAGACATAATTTCTCCTTATAGGATAACACTACCACTCATACTCGCCGATATTAGACCCAACCAATATTTTTCGGTAATAGTCGCAGCAACCCATCCGTTCTGGTCACAAATTGTGCGAACATACTCATTAATATCTTTACGAATTTGAATTGTAGTATATTGTTTTTTATTTTTCTTAGCCATAATATTCTCTACGTTCTATAGAGTTCTATAGATAAGTATCATTCAAAGTCACCAAACATCAAATTCCATTTGGAGTTTCTGACCAAACAATAGTAAATCCACTTGTACACGTTTCTGTTAATATACCATTAACAAAATTTCTAAAGTTATCGAAGCTGGAAAACTTCTCCAGTTTCCCGTCAAGAATGATACCAAAATGTCCTACCTGTTTCAATACATCTGCTTTGTTGATAATGACTTGTGTAACGCCATTGATATTAGCAGCCATTATCACTCGGTCAAGATTCATCCAATTTACTTTACGTGGGCGGCCTGTAGTTGCTCCGAACTCAGCACCGACGCGTTGAATTTCTTGGAAGATAGGGTCAGCTTCGTTTGTATAGTCAGTTCTGTTTCCGACATATGTTTCATATGCTTTCATCGTACCAATTACTTTTCGAATACGACGAGGTGGTATACCATTTAGAACAGATGACCCAACTGTACAATGTGAACTGGTGACGTATGGATAATCACCCCAATCAATATCAAGATGAAATCCTTGCGCACCCTCACACAACACACGATACTTGTGAAAATCTTCGTGGAGTAATTTATAAACATCGATAACTTGAAATAATTCAGATGGTCTAACCTGTAAATCTCCCATACGAACACCACTACGACCGTACTTGTCACGATACGCAGGACCGATACCTTGGCGTGTTGTACCAATCTTTACATCAGAACCATCCTCTTCAAGATGTTTATCTAACACTAGGTGAGCGCGTTTATCAACGAATATCAATCCATCTGTTTTAAATCCGGCATCGTTTAGTTCTTTAATTTCTGATTCTAGCTTGGGTATATTTACAACACAACCAGGCCCAATCACACTTTTTTTACCGTAGAGCACACCAACAGGCACCTGATGCGTCACAACCTTTTGTCCGTTGTGGTACACCGTGTGCCCAGCGTTTGCTCCACCATTGTATCGTAGCACTATATTATAATCATCTGATGATGCTAATGCATGTGCTACTTTCCCTTTACCAGTATCTCCGTACTGAAGGTCTACGATTACATCTGCGTATACTAATCCCATATCACCCTCTACTGTATCTATCTCGTACTCGAACCAAATCATCCAGATGGTTCGTTGATGCTTCTAAAATTTCCATATCCGTAATTGCTTCTACGTTATGAATTTGTGTGGGAGGAATATGCACCGCATCACCTTCCGATACAATCATTTCCTTGGTGACCACAGGACGTGCATCTTCCAATTTATAGAAACGAATATATCCCTTACCCGACAATACATACATCGTTTCATCCTTGTGGTGATGATACTGAATACTCAATGCTTCCCCACAATTGACCTTCAAAATCTTTCCCACATAATGTTCTGTATGGGCCCAAATTGTTTCGGAACCCCACGGCTTTTCTACAAATTTAACTTGCATTTATACCCCCAAAAATGTTGCTGAAATCCAGATACCTACATAACTCCCCACGACACTACCCATAGCATAACCAGCCCATTGGTGAAAATTATCTTGACCATGAGCAATACGACGAATAACAAAGAATTGAATAGACGCTAACATGAAATCACTCATTGCTGCGGTGTGATAGTGTGTATCTGCTACAGCACGAAAGTTAATACACCAGATTGCATAATTCAAGACCTGAATTACAAATAGGATTCCCGCTTCTTTTAGTTTAGTGATAATCATACGATTCAAACGCCTCAATTATAAGTTCTTCATTAATATCTGTATATTTGTTTAATAGTTCCATTTCTTTTCTGACAAACTTTTTATCGTGGTAGTCGAATCCCATGCCGTGTACTAGTTCGTGAATCAATGTTAGAATATCCCTTTGGGTTTTTACTAACTCAATTGTTTCACCATCACACCAACTATATCTTACACCACCGTGAGGAGTGCCAATGCCAAATCGGATTTGTGGCATGTCGGATTTGATGTTTTCTTTCTTCCAAATTTTCTTCGCCAGACTCAACAAAAACTTATACGGACGTTGCTTGGTGATATTACTATATCGCCGGTCACAATACATGTCACCTTCTAACTTATAAAGACGGCGAGTATCTATCATTCTACGATATACTAATTTCATAAATAACCTCTTAATTATTTTCCATAAAGAACTTCAAATCTTCCGGCGTTCCCAATCCCCACATCACAGGGACATCGAATGTCTTGATCTTCTTTCCAGCACCAATCGCTTCATTGAATACAGGACACACATAAAACTCGTTATTAACCCGAATATTCTTTTCAATCATTTGTTCTGCGAACCGAACATAATCGCTTCCATGCTTCCAGTAATAGATACCCACGGTCGCAATATCGGAGATAGGATTCTTCTCTGCAACTTCGGTGACAAATCCATGTTCGTTAATCCTAGCAAACGACCACTTTGGATGGGTTGATTTGAATGTCACAATCCCACCATCAAGGTTCTGTTCAACCATCTTATACATAAACTCATTGCTATCCCATTCAACATACTGGTCAGAATTAGCCATCAACAATGGTGCGTCGGTATTAATATGTTCTCTTGCCAATAGTGTAGTACATGCCGCACCCTCGGTAATTCCATCGACCTCCACAATCTTACAGTTAGGCGTGATAAGATTCAACAGCGTATCAAGGTTATACTTGGTACGATGTTCTTTCTGTACGACATAAATGAAAGTTGCCTCAACGTTCAAGTTTTCCGCAACAACCTGAATCATTGGCTTTCCCCGTACATCAATCAATGGTTTTGGGAAAGTATATCCTGCTTGCTGGAAGCGACTTCCCGCACCAGCCATCGGTATCAATACGTTCATCTTATCACCTTGCCACTTTGGCATCACCATTATACTTGTTTGATTTAATTTTTCGTATATCTTTTCTTCCGTCAAATCTTTTGGATTATTGACACGTAGTACATTAGCTCGACTACGTGCAGCTGCCAACAATCCCGGCGGACTATCTTCGACAATTAATGTTTCTTCCGGCAAAACCCCCATCGTACTCATTGCTTTCCAGTACATTTCAGGATGGGGTTTACTGTTCTTTACATCTTCATTTGAAATAATCAAGTCCATATACTCAATTAATCCCATCTTAGCCAAGACTGTCAATACAGTCCGGCGGATGGAATTAGAACAACATGCAATCTTATATTTTTCACTGATCAATCTTTTGAACAGCAGTTGCAATCGTGTATCAATCGTAAGACCACCTAACGCTTCTAACGTTTTACTCTGTTTACATTTCCAAATTGGTTCGTGGAATCCCTCTGGCAATCCTTTATTTGCTGTAAGTATTTCCAACTTTTCATTGGTTTTACGACCATCATATACCGACAGATGTTCTTCCCATCCAATCACCCACTTGGGATTATTTGTGACTTCAAGTATTGCGTTGTTGAGGGATTGATAATGAATCTCTTTGGCCTCTACCAACACCCCGTCCAAATCAAATATAACTAACTTAATCACAGATGCGTCTCCTTAATATAATCCCAACACATAATATTCATTGCCGCACTGACGTTAAACGAACGAAGGACTCCACGTTGCGGAATACTCAACTTATAGAAGTGTGGATTGTTTATTACTACTTCTGGTAGCCCGTGACTCTCCGAACCGAACACGAACAACGGATTCTTCAATTCCTTATACATCGGCGTGGACATATATGAACCAATTTCAACACCACCATGTTCACACAAGACCACGCTATTCCACTTCAGCAAATACTCCAATCGTTCGTTGATTTCGGTATCCGCGTGTATCGGGTCATCAAACGTATACTGGACGATATTAATGTATTTCTCAGCCCCTACTGTGGACCGCTTATCGAATTTCTTTCGTCCAAAGATATAAAAGTTCTCTGCACCCAATAGACACGCAGACCGAATCATCATTCCGATATTGAGTTCACCCGTAATGTTGATACACGCCACGGAGAACCGACGCTGTTCACTCATCGTGATAGCGACATTCTGTTCGTAGGTATTCGTCTTATACTCATCACGAACGTTGTAATGATTACTAGCCGTATCGGCAATAATCTTACTATAGTTCACCATTGGATTTTCTTTCATAGAAATGACCTCGCAGAAGTATACTCTAAATATACCATCTGCGAGGCCACTTGTCAAGTCTATTAAATACCATTTAATTTGGTACATTCAAAGTTTAGCCCATACGAAATCCTATAATAAGGATATATTAGTCTGTCTATAAGGGGGAAACAATATAAATCTTTTTTATAGCCCCGTAGGATTACTTCAACCGTATCAGCTTTTCTAGCATACCCAATATCAGTTGAATCAATATCGGCGAATAACGTATGATTTTTGTGGTAAATCGTTTTTTGATTTTTGTTGACAATGACTTCCAAACTATCATATGTTTTTCTGTCGTAGGAATAAACGACTTTAATTTGACTTGTCTGTAGAGCGAGACTAAACGTTATAGCTTTTATGAACACACTTCGTTCTCAATCGTTCCGCCCGTAGTTGTCCACGACAAACACATTTTATTTGCCACTCGTTGCTTTGCTCCACCAGTAGAACGTTGGTCCACGGGAATTGTATTGTAGTATTCAATACACTTTGGAATAACCAAATCTCTATCTCGCATTACTGTAGTACCATCTGCAAACTTAATGAAGGCGCAAAACTGTACTTGACGAGTGACGCTCGTTGAATCAATAGTGACTGTTTTAGGATACACCGACAATCCGCTGGGTACATAGTATGCATCTGCGTCGAAATAGAAATTCACATTTGCCGGCGGACTTACAATATTTCTACGGACGTTTACCAACAAGAATCTGTATGTGGTTGTGTCGGTTGGAATAGTAAATCGAATAGTGTCTGGTGACTGTGTTCGTCTGTATAAGATTGGAACCGTATCACTCGACAGAAAGACTGCTACCATCGTACTATCAACCGCCTCTCGTTGTGTCCAAGTCAATTGAAATGCAATTTGTCGAGAGGCGGTTAACATACTGACCGATGCGACCGGTCGGGTTGGTTGTGCATATGCTGTAGTGGAAATCACTAATGTTGCAAGAATACTAGATAACCATTTCATAGTAACCTCGTAAATACTATTGTGGAATAATCGTTAAGTAGGTGGTGTTTCCTAGTTTGTATATACTAACTCCATTTTTGTAACTTCCAAACATAGAGTTGTACGATTGTTCATTTATCAATCTTGTATTTGCATTATTTTGAAATAGGACAGATGACATACTTCCTATTACGGGCGCAGCTGGTATTACAATGGTATCCACCTTAATAGAGTCAGGTGGTAACGGTGCTCGGTCGCCTCTTCTTACAAAGAGCTTTCCAATTCCAGGCGTTGTGGATTGTAAACTACGACGAACTGACCACACGTTCGACGTAAGTGTAACCGTATCGTTTATCTTTTTTAGGGAAATACGAACAGTATCGGCCAATCCATTTACCTGCTTAAGTGTAGGTAAATTTCCAGTAGTAGAGTCTGTTACGACTTTTGATGATACCATCGTGTGTCTGTAAAATTCTGGTGCACCAAATGGGTCATTTGGAGCTTTCCACGAAACACGAATATTGATGTTCGTGTCCGTGGCGGTGATGATACTAGACAACATCGAAAATGATACTCCAGCGTCATCCGGCGGTATTACTGGGTCTACCGCTTGTGTTGATGAGTCTGAACACGCATACAGAACCGTAATTGCAATAAAAAGAATACCTTTGAGCTTTGCAGAAACTCCGTTGCGAGTCATACAATAAACCTCTGGTCATTTTGTGGAAATAACCATTAGTATCTATAAATAGTAATGTATTACTATCTAGTCCTATACTATGTTTATTATATTTTCTTAATCTACTTTTTCACCCCAACGGAACACAATTCTTTCTTATCCCGATATACACACCACCGACATGCCTCTTTACTCGGGGTTGCTTTCTGTTCCGTGATGTAGTTACCCTCCTCGTCGAAAGCCGTGTCTACGAATTGCTGGAATCGATCCCAATTCTTGTTTAGCGAAGGCGTCTTGTTGGGTGGTTCAAACTTACTGACGCGTGGGATTGGATATGGAGAGTTCTCGAAAATCGTACGCTTGAGAATAATAAACTCTACCGAAATACTGTCAATATCGACTCCCTCTTGTTGTGCGAAGAACGTCTTGTATAGAAGCAACTGTCCAACCTTATACGGGTCAGTCTTTGTTTTTTGGTCCCAGCCAGCCCGTGACGTTTTCAAATCATATAGAACATACTTGCCCGTCAGTTCGTTATACGTCACGATGTCAATGTATCCGATATAGTTTACGCCAGGTTTGATTTCGGCATGAAGTTCGTATTCGATACCAAAGAGCCGCGTATTAGACGTAGGAAAGATTTTCTTATAGTTCTGTTGGATGTAAGTAATAATCTGACAGCCTTGTTCGTAATACTCCATCAACGTTTTCTTATCGGACAGAAAGGTTTTCTCCCCATTAGCATCAATAATTACATTTTCCTTAAACAAGGTAATGAGCTTATCTTTGAACGTGTCATGTAAATACACGGACTTGGCAACAGTCTCACTCTTGTTATACAATGTGTCTAGCCACTCTTGCACCACTTCGTGAATAGCTGTACCGAAGATGGTATTGATAGACGTATCATCAAACTTGTGTCCATCAATATACTTCAACTTCCACGCTTGGGGACAATTCGCCCACATTGTATATTGACTATAACTAATCTTGTTCATTCGATACCATCCAGTATTTTCTGCATCGTTTTCTGTTCACGCTTGCCGTATGAATTTACGGGTGTTTTATTATTTGTGTGGTCTAGTATAATTTGTACAGCATCCTTCACCACTTGTAAATCATTGACTCGAAATTCCAACGGACCATGACCTTCCAGTTCAATAAGGATACTCATCTTGCCCGTAAACTTCAAGTGGAACTCTTCTGGTTTAGTTTTCTTCTTTGGCATCGTTATCGTCCTTTAGGGGAAGGTCACCGTTTTTAGCGTGTTCGTCGCAAGAAGTATAATACCAATGCCGACCACGAACAGCACCAGGCTTTCCGCAGGCTTCACAAATCTTAAAACTACGATTCTCAACTTCATGTAGAAATTTTTCAAACTTATAAACAGGATGGTTTTCATCCATCTCATAGCCATCAATATATACACGGAGTCCACCATACTTCTCTTTGACCTGAACAATCTTGACGGTGTTCAGCTGTAGCTTTTCCTTCTTGTCAAAGATTTCGTCAATCAAACCAACCCACCCCGTACCAACACTACGTTTGGCAAGGTCACGGTCGTATCCGCCATCTTCGTAAATTACAAAACCAGGAAGTCTAGGTTCTTTACTCATAAAAATCCTCATATCTGTGGTATTTTGAAATATAACATCTAGTAATTTAGAAGTCAAGTCGAACTATTTGATATTTATACTAGGAGTTAATCTTGTATTTTCATATTAATAAGGTAATAAAATGTCCCAGCACAAGATAGTCAAGATACCAGATTGGGTATTGCCAGATGTAGAGGGGTATTTAAATGATGTTGGTAAGGAAGGATGGGAATTAGTCCATCTATATAACCAACACGCATATCTAAAGTCTACCGCAGTAGGGTCTATATCTAGCGGTTCTCTGAATGCAGCCGTTGATGCGTTCGGACGTACCCGTATGTCGGAACCATTTACGTTGGGTGATTATAAACACACCTATGGAATTGAAGATGTATTCCTCAATAAATTAAACGGTGATGGTTCTGTGACCAATAATATTAATCGGTCATCCGTCACGATTGCCGCAACAAGTAGTACAAGTTACGCTATTCATCAAACTAAAATGTATCACCATTATATGCCTGGCAAGAGTCAATTGATTCTTTCCAGTTTCATATTTGGTTCACCAGTAAGTGGGTCCACCAAACGTACAGGATATTTTGACGACTACAATGGTATTTTCTTGGAACAAGACGCAACCGGTAGTTTACAAATCGTTATTCGTTCTGCTACCAACGGCACGGGGTCGGTAACAGAACAACGTGTCAAACAAGAAAACTGGAATGTGAATACGTTATTGGATGGTGACTTCACATTAGATGTAACCAAGACGCAATTATTCTACGTTGATTTCCAATGGTTAGCAGTCGGCCGCGTTCGTTGTGGGTTCGTACACAAGGGTATTACAGTTCTTACTCACGTATTTGACCACACGAATATTTTAAATGTGGCATATATGCAGAATCCCAATCTTCCCGTTCGGTGTGAAATTAGAAACTCGGTGACTACCGCATCATACATGGAACAAATCTGTTCTACGGTCGCAAGTGAAGGTGGGTATAGTGAAGCAGGTAAAGCATACTCCATATCTAACGAATCATTCCGTACCTTATCAAGTGGTTCCACATTACCCGTACTTGCAATCCGATTAAAGAACTCGGTGAACGGATTACCAAATCGTGCATTTATTCGTATTCAAGAAGCGGCAGTGTTTACGGACCAACAAACGATACGATACACCTTAACGAAACTACCAAGTGGGTCAATGTTAACCACTAGTAGTGCATGGGTATCGGTAGATAACAATACTTCTGTTGTGGAATATAATGTAAGCGCTACAGGATATAGTGATGGAAAAACTTTATTGACCGGATTTGTTGGAGCAAACTCGTTGAATATCAATCAAGCAAATCCATTAGTACAAAATCAATCCGGTGTTACCAACAAACAAAACTTTATCGCACAAAATTACGATAGTACAGATAGTGAAATCTATGTATTAATCGCAAAGAATATGACTGCCGACTCAACAAATGTTGGTGGAACGATGTTATGGTCCGAAATTTATTAACCCTTGTAGAGTATAAAATATGCCATTTCAATATTATGTAGCACAAATGCCATCTGGGTCTATGAACAGAACGTGGTTGAACAATGTAGGTTCAAATGTATCACATTCTTTTACAGGTGCACCGACCGGTAGCTGGAACCTTGTAAATGTAATTCCTATGTCACCTATCAACGGTGAAGGTGGTGGTACTGTTATGTGTTATTTTGTGTCTGGTTCTTATTAATTAATTCTAGTTCCAGCTCATTTATTTTGTTTCGAACCTCGTCTATACTACTTGGACGTTCGAGGTGTTCGTAAATTAAATTGTCACCAACGGCAACCGTTATATGAAACGATACTGGGGAATCCTGCAATATTGCATAGTGATTCCCCATTGTCGTTTTCCCTGACTCTTTACCAGTATACAGTTGATGCATTACTTACCTTCTTGTCGGGCGATTTGCTCCTTCAATGCTTGTACATATTTGTCACCAAGCGATTCTGCAAGAGCGAATAACATATCCCGATTAGACTCTGTAACTCTGACTTCATTTGGATGTACCATATTATTCTCCTTCGTTGTATGATGAGGTAGCAGGTAGTCCGCTATACTCGCAATTATCTAATTTTTCTCGGACTGCATTAATATCGTTTTGTAACTCTTGAATACGTTGCTCCATTTTTGTTTTCTTCGACCCGAATGTACGTTCAAAATTATTTGCATATTCCTCCACGCTTATGCTAAGCGGGCGAGGATTGTCACCTTTTCCATTACTACTCATAGTATTCAACCTCCACTCCAGCTTCTTCAAACATAATCAGACTACGTTTTGCATGCTCTTCCCAAATACTCCCATGTGCACCGAATGATGGATCAATCTCACAAACTACCTTGGTAATACCAGCATTGATAATACCGCGAGCGCAATCAGCACAGGGTATACCACAAGTAAGGTACATCGTACAACCTTCAGTAGAGACACCAATACGTGCCGCATTGTAGATAGCATTTCTTTCGGCATGTTCAAACCAATAATATTTTTCCGGTCGTTCTTGTCGTTCAGAGTGTGAGTCATCTATACCCCGTGGAAAGGAATTGTATCCAGTTGAAACGATTTCGTTATTCTTTCCAACAACTAACGCACCAATCTGTGTGTATTTATCTTTTGACTTTAACTTTATCGTGCGAACTATAGTTCTAAAATATGTTTGCCAGTTCATAGTTTTGCCTTCTTAAGTTGCTTGGAATCGATACCGTGGAGTTCACATAAAATCCGAAGAGCGCCTCTATTGTGTTCATAATAAATGTCAAGATATGTTGTTGCTTCTACCGTAGAGACATTAAAATATTTAGAAACCAATTCCACAAGCCACGACTCATAGGTATCTTCTTTCTGTCCTTTGATGTACTTATTAAACTGTCTACCCTTCGGTAACATAGAAGTTAAAAACATATAGTGTACACGTTCTGGTAGTCATCTCATCAAAAGATTCCATACGCTGATCTTGATATATCATATTGATGAAGTCAAAGAGTTCTTTTCCCTTTGGTGCATCCGTTTGTGTTTTCTTCTTTGGTGGCATTAGTTAAATCTCTCTTCTTCTGTAGGTAACACTTTTGTACCTGTACCATCGCCAAGGATACGATAGGTTTTAACGATACCCAAATCAGTAATCGTTATACGTTCAATAGAAATTCCCCATCGTTTTACAAATGTTTTTACCTTTTTGGTAATAGTATTGTTAACGTCAACGAGATTTACCCAATCAGTAACCTCGACAATATCACGAATCATTCCTTGTGTGGTATCAACCAATACAACGTTAGCGTGTTCCACTTCTGTTAAATACTTTTTAACATCAGAAACGTGGTATCTGATGATTGCTTTAAGAACAATAGTTTGTTCGTCTTGTGTTGTCAAGGTCTGTGCTGGTAGACTGACCGATTGTGTAATCACGGTAGTTTCAAATATCCCATCGAAGAATGGTAGCTTTAGATGAATACCCGGCTTCAAGTCCTTATAGAATTTCCCGAAACGAGTTTGTACGGCACCGTTCCACTGCTCCACAATAACATATGGAAGAGCGTCTTTACCAATTTTAATAATGAAATCTATAAGTTTGTCGAACATATTACATAACCTGTTGTTTGTTTGCCCAGCCGTTATCCACACCTTGTAGCACTTCTATCTTGTCCATCTTCCCATCTTTTACATACACCTTCTGGATAAGTTGTGTGTATTCTTTAATATCCTTATACGACATAATAGGAATCTTCAAATCGTTTAGTATCCGTTTCTTCTCTTTCTTATTACAGAGGAAATAGATGTATCGATGTTTTGCCGTTTCTTCTTTACGCCAGAATGTATGTCCAATCGTACTGGCAAGGTTCTCTACGTTTTTATTTCCGTATCGCTCCCCTACTGTACGACTATGAATCCAATCACTATGTTCAAACAATCTGATGGAATAATCAGGCATCAGCTTCGATACACCACATCCTTGATATAACCAATTCGTTGCCCGATAGATAGTTCCCGTGTGTTCTTGTTCTGGGTCAGCGTAACTCACCAAGACTTTCACTTCTGGCGCGTTGTACTTTAACCACCGAAAGGATTCCCCAAGAAAATGACTTTCCAAGTTCTTCCCATATCCATCCAAACACACTAACCGAGTAAGTTCCAACACCTCATCCAGTTCTAACGGATGAGTTTTTGTAATAGAAGCTACTGTGCGATTACTTACGGGATGTCCATATGTCATTACGCCAATAAGCTTTTCACTCTGTCCTTCAAAGAATGAATGTGATTCTTCGATATGATAGAGCCCTAACGCATATCGACAACTAGACGACTTATGCGTGTAATGATGTTTAATGATAAACGACGCCGCCACATCTTTGTTGATATGGCGGACAATCGTTTTACCAGTATTGACGTAACCTTCTTCCATATTTACCTCAAGCTTCTAACTTGATCAGCTAGACCATACTCCTTAGCTTCCTCTCCACTCAACCAGACATCTTGTGCTGGAAGTAACTTTGCTCTAATTTGCTTGTCAGTTAGACCCGTACACTTCTTATAATGTGAAATCATACGCTTGGTGGTTAAATCAAACTGCTTCTGACTTGCCATTAGTTCGTGTTCCTTTCCGTAAGTACCAGCAGACCATTGGTGAGAAAGGATACTGGTATTTGGTGTAATAATTCGATGTCCCTTTTCTCCTGCAATAAAGGTCATCAATCCTGCACTTGCGATAATACCCAATCCAATTGTGCGAACTGGAATTGCACTTCCACGCATTACATCAATGAGAGCAAATGCTGAAAACAAATCGCCGCCATAACTACTGATAATAAGCGTAAGTGCTTCATATTGTGTCTTGTCTTGAAAGTTTGCGTCAAGAATCCAAGTAATACAATCCTTCACACTACCTTGGTTGAATTCCCCAGCAAAATAATAAATACCTTTATCTGTTAGTGAACTGGAACGCATGTCGGGAATTCCATATCCCTGCATATCCTCATTATTCATTTTACTTCTCTAAAGTAAGAGACGGCTTGCTGGTCGCATGTTCATTTGCCGCGAGTTCTTCTTCACGAATACGAACAGGTAGGAATTGCTTGTTGATAAATCCACACGCGTTACATGCAAATGTAGGAATCGGAACAATTGCTTCCTTACCAGTTGGAGAAACAAGAGCGGAAATACGCTTCATCAGTGCAACTTCTTGGAAAGTATAGTTTCCGCAGTTATCGCACGTGATATCTTGTGCATTAGTTAAATCCAAATTCATCGGTGGTTGCTGTTGTGACATATAATCCTCTTAATTTAAAATTGTATACAAAGTTGCTACGAAATTAATTTCTCTATCGGGGACTTGACCATCTCTATACAATCCTTCAGCGATAGCTATTACTGCTTCTGGTACTTTATTCGGAGCGTATGTTTCTACATATTGATATAATAGTTGATACAGTTCCGTAAAATCTTGAATTTGTTGGTCTGCAACAATCTGTCGAATCTGATTGATTTTTTCCTTTAGTGGAATTGAGTTGGTAAGCACATCCACCACTTTCAGTTTCATATCCTGGCCAATCAGTTCCTCAACGCTGACATGCAGATTTCCGTCACGGGTTTGGAGTTGTGCGGTATTGATAATCTTCCGAAGGTCGGGATAATACGCGTTGACGATCTGTACGACAGTCTGTTTATCATATTCAACGCCTTCATTCTTAAGTATCTCGGTAAGTTTCAATGCCGCATCTTTCTTACTGGGCGGAGTCAACTTATAGACCTGCGTTCGTGAAACAAGTGGGTCAATAATCCGTTCGATATAGTTTGCCGTCAAGATGAATCGGGTCGTAGCCGAATACGCTTCCATCAAGTTACGAAGAGCGGGTTGTGCTTCTCGACCCAAAAAGTCTGCTTCATCCAACACCACAATCTTCAACGGTTTAAATCCAATCGTAGAAGCAAATCCCTTAATCTTGTCACGAACTGTATCGATACCACGTTCGTCTGAAGCATTGATAAACATATAATCACACTCAATATTTTTCACCAAGAGCTTTGCCGCAGTTGTCTTTCCCGTTCCGGCCGTTCCATAAAACAACAGATGAGGAATATCCTGTGTTTCAATATACTGTGCAAGCTTTGCCTTGACAGCATCGTTACCAACATATCCTTCTAATGTATCAGGTCGATATCGTTCAACCCAAATCGTATGTTCAGTCTTTCCACTCATAACCATCCGCCGTTAGTTTAATGTTTGGGTGTTCTCGTAACGTATTTCGATACGGGCTCCATTTAATTTGAACACCCCATCCGAGTTCATTCAATAAGTCATACTTTGAAATATACTTCCGAGTATGGATAATGTCAATGATGTTATCAATTGCTTTTGAGTTTAACATCTTCTTAAACGTAAATACTTTATCCCACTTATCAAACCATTGGTCAATTCTAATACCCCATAACATATTATATGACAGTTCTTTAGTATTATAGGTTAATGGGTTATCTAGCATTTCTTCAAACTTCTCTACGAATTCCGCTCGGTTCTTATAGAAGTATGGATAATCAGCGGGAACCATTTCGGGATAGCAGAGTTTCTTCGGGAGCAAGTATGGAACGTTCATTGACAACCCATCGGTGGTGCTGATACTCCATGCCGAATATCCTTCAAAGCACGCAACCCCAAACTGCATCCGTTGCATCTGTGCCATATATCCTTCACGCGTTGGTTCATCAATCTGCTTATTCCACGGACGGTCAATCTTGGCATAGGTCGTATAGACGGTAAAGTCTTGACGCTTCTGCCAGAGATCATCCATTGCTTTCACAAACCAATTCCAGCCCGTGTAGTCATTCGCACGATGATTGAAGATAACCGACTTGGGAATAATGTTACTGACATCTCGTACTTCACTTCTATCTACGCCCAAGTAATGTGGCTGAATAATCTTGTCAAGCTGTGCAATCACATTGTCGTTGAAATGTTCTTTTGCATATTCAATCACAAAGTTCTTCAACCACTTACTATTTACCCCACATTCTTCCATTTCCAGTATGCCCAAAATGTTGTTAAGGAACATTGTCTTGGCGTAGGGAGCGTTCTCCGCTACTTCAAACCAATGACAATATCCGATAATCTTTGGCATGAGATGTGTGCTGTTATGAATGACGTTCGCAATCTGTGAGGTATGTTCTGGGAGATGACTATAAATAATATCATAGTCATTGTGTCTCCAATCAATTACCTTCAAGAACTCCGTTGCATCAAAGTGTGTCCGCATCAGATTGGGATACGTGGGCAACTTGTAAATGACTTGCTTGACGTTGGGCTTGTTCAAACTTTTAATCGTGGATGGGGTCAGCAACGTATAATGAATTTTATGCCGGTCATCCATATTGGTAAGCACGGGTTTCAATACTTGAACAAAACTATCTCGTTCAAGGTTTTCAATATCGGTGTAGTTACCATAAATCAACACACGATAATCATACTGCTGATGAGCATCGTATGTTGATTCTAAAAAGTTTGTAATATCCATTAGTCGCCTTTTGTTTGTGGCTTTAGTGTATCAACGAATGTTTCAATCCGATATGAAATCTGTGCAAGATACAAAAGTATCCCATCCAGTATCTTCATAAAAATAGCAACCGGCCAAAAAATCCAGTAGAACAACGACGGTTCATACTTTCCAATCAATCCCATTTTAGCACAGATAATCATAAACAGAAAACCAAATGCGAAATATGCTGCAAGACCAATAATAAATCCCATAGTAGTAACAGTAATCATCGTCCGACATCTCCTAGATAAGTTTCTTTTGCCTCATCCCACGACAGATTAATCAAATTATTATAATACAAAATCTCTGGCTTGATACGTCCCTGCTCATAGAGATTAAGATACCGCTGAATGGCCTTCGGCCTCCACCAATCTAACACAGCGTCCACATCCTTTTCAAGTTTCTTCAGCGGTACCAATTGTTCCTCTGTAATCTCTCCCTTCAAGAACTCCCGTGTATTCTCATACAACGGAGCATAATACACTCCACGTTCAAATCCATGCTTATACTTGGACTGACTTATTCCCACAGCCTTAAAGATGATAGAAAGGATTTGCTGTTTAATTCCAGTAACAGGGCCGTGAGCCGTATCTTTCGAACGAATCTTTTTATCGTATTCATCTGCCATATTCTCCTTAATCCATTGGTGCCATTCATCGTATACATCATCATCGGGTTTGATAGCGATTGCTCCCTTACTCAAACCCATCTCCTTCCAGAACGGAATACGTTGGTACATACTGTGACCACCATACAAAGACGTTGTGGTGAGTCCCGCCAGTTTATTATTGTACAGTTTTTCCCATACATCAGCAACAACTTTTGTAGTCAACATTGATGCAACAAGCTTCCCACCCAAGAAGTTATATCCGAATGGCTGGGTTGCCATAATACACGTGCCAATAGCAGAGTTATTCAACTTTCCCTTCAGCTTGGTGTCCTTGTCCCAACCAATCCAGCTGTCACGGCACGTAATCGCAATAACATCACTACCCAACGAGACAGCACCAAGATACTTTCCAGTAGGTTCATCATAAACAAGAAACTTCAAGAAACGACCGGGGTTCTGGTCGAACTCCATTGTATGTGAAAACACTCGAAGCATCAACCAATCTACTTCATCATTGCTCTTGGGTACAACGTAACGAATCCGTGGCTGAAGAGCGTTGATTTCAGCCACGGTCTGTTCTTTATTCATAATGTCGGTGGGCGTCCAGATTTTTGCTTTCACAATTCTGGACGGGTCCACCTTATTCGCATAATATCCTTTGACTTCCTTCCACTTCTTGTAGAGCGTCTGTTCCTGCACGGGCATGGTTTTAAGCATGTCCATATTATCAACGAAGCGTTTCTTCGCATCGTCAATAGAAATTTCTGGTACATCAAAGAATTCAGCGAATTTAGTCATTATTATTTCCAAAAAGTTTTTTAAGAAGTTTGTGCATACCCATCACGAACAATCCAAATCCAAACACGAACAATCCCCAATACTGGTCGATGTCATTCTGTTCGGTTGTCATTATTCCTTCGTATCAATCTGTACGAGATAATAGGTAGACTTGATATTGTCTACGTTGAACGAGGTACGAGCCAATCCCTTTGAAGATATTTCCAGCTTACCACCCTTCGCGTCCTTATTGGCAACGAGGATTTCACGGAGATACTTGGCGGAGAACGAAGTGGGCTTCAGTTCCGTAGCTTCAGTCGTCTTAGCCTTGAGCTTCACACGATTGGTATTAAGCGACGAGAACCCAAGAACAACGTTTGCCGTTTCATCCTCACCCTCACTCATTACAGCGAATGTATCAACATCGGCAAGAGCACCCTTAGCCTTAACGAACGTGTTGATAAACTGTTCATCCATCTCAATTGTCATCTCAAATGGCGGAAGCTTCTTTAGATCGGGAACAGCTGGAATTACGGTAGCGTCAGCGAGAACAAACGTGACTTCCGTATTCGTATCATCAAACGTCATACCAACAGCCTTATCACCAGACTTCTTTACGTTCACAGAAAGCGTCTCACCAAGAACCCCAAGGAGTGAACGGAGCTTGGCGGTTTCATAGACGGCATAGTTACCATCCTTCAATCCCATCGACGGGGCAATTACTTCACAGAGTACATTCTTGTCATCGGAAATAGCACGTGTCGTGATAGAAGAGTTCTCTACGTTATAAAGAACACTCTCACACGAACCACCCAGATTATATTTTCCAATGAACTTTTCAAACTTTGACTTTTCCATAACCTTTAACCTCTTGATTGTTTAATATTGTTTATCTTCGTACCAAATACGAGCGAGCCTACCTTCGGTGAACCTAGCGGTATAATCTCTCCAAACACGGTTCTCTGTAATAGGTTTACTTGTATAAAATATAATATCGCCGTGGAAGTCTGTCAAGTACTCTCTTGTAAGTGAACCTTCTATTTTTCTAATATATCCTTTTAAGAAATGCTCTGGTTCTTCCACCCACTCGTATTGCCATCTCTCTCTGTATAAATGACCTTTAACAGTTATAATATATTTATCCATTAAGTTTTCAAATGATTTTGTTTGAAACTCTTCGTCAGGAATACCTGCGTATCCAGGTATTTTTTGTTGTACTTCAAGATAGTCAAACATTCCCATAACTTATTCTCCAGAAATTGCTCTTCCTTTTAATTGTTCCCAATCACGTTCTGGTCTATCTACTAAAACATTACGACCCCATACCGCACGTAGTAGTGGTGTAGGTGTGTTGTTGTTTTTAGCATAGGAAATTAATGCGGATAAATCTTTGGGAAAACAGGTTCCACCAAATCCTTTATGTCCATCTGGACCAGGCACCTTCCAGTGCGTTTTTCCTAACCTACTATCTTCAACTAACAACCGTTCTATTTCCTTCCATTCAACACCAGCATTATTTGCGATATCTGACATCTCATTAGCAAATGAAACTTTTGTGGCTAGAAACAGATTGGCTGTGTATTTGAATAACTCTGCTGTTGTGGCAGAAACTACTTTTCCTAATCGCAAGGTTTTAAGTACTTTGGATTGATTCTCCAATACCCACTGCGATGTCTCTTGGGAAGCCAACGAAGGTTTTCCTATTAACATAACTTCTTGATTTAGATAGTCGTCTAAATAGTTAGCCTCCGTGAGAAATTCTGGATTAAACAGAATGGTTTGATTATTATATAAGTTTTGTAGTCGTTCTGTTGTACCAGGAGGAACTGTGGATTTTATGACGATTATTTTTTTATCTTCCGTCATACATAAATCGTGAACAACACTTTCTACTATTCTTGTATCACACTCACCAGTTTCTAACATAGGCGTTGGTACAGCGACATATATAACATTTGCTGTATTTAAGAATTCCTCAAATGATTGACACGATGGATTTTTAGATTGATCTATGTCAAATGTATGAACGTTATATCCAGCAAGTTTGTACGCATTCAATACGGCACTACCAACATATCCCAATCCCACAACTCCTATTTCAACTTTAGACGGTATCATATATCAAAACTCAAAGAACTTTTCAGCGTTCTCATTTATAGGGTTTAACGTACAATGTTCAGGTACAACATATTCTCCTTCTTTTCTAAAAACCAACACATATTCGTGAACTTTACTGGTGTATCGTTTTGCCGCAACCTTTCCGGCTTGAAGTGCGGCAAACGGAGAATTGTTTTTGATAATTACAATATCGTGAAACAGTAGTCCAGCGTCTTTTGTAAATGTATTAATAGTATCTGAATGGAATGGATAGAATTTGTTCTTCCCACTCCAATCTCTGAAGTCAGCACAGACCCACACACAAAACGCACCGGGTTTTAGAACACGTGCAATATTCTTTCCACATACAGTAATCATCTGCATGAACTCATCATAAGACTCTGTACTGGAAAGTTGTGCATCTACATCCTCATACTTTTCAATGTTCCAGTATGGAGGACAAGTCATCACTAAATCAACAGTAGCGTCAGCCGTGTGTTTCAATTGTGTCCCATCGTCAAGATGTAAACTTGCCGACAATCCAATTTCTTTCATATGCTCCGTTACACGTTTATGGGTACTAGGAGAAATTTCGTACCCTTCATATGTACGGTTTAATGTAGTAGAAACTACGGCACGTGTGGCACGTCCCATAAATGGGTCAACGATATGTGAGCCGGGTAGGCTCCAGTATTTAACAATGTTTTCGCATAGACCTGCGTGAAATTCACTAAATCCCAATCCAGGCAAATATTCCGACGTATCACTTCTACGCTTTTCTTCATCAATTTGATCAATATATGCCACATCCCATTTTGCTTTACTTTCCCGCGTTGGTTCTATAATAGACAATGGTAGCCAACCAAATTGGTCCGCTACCTTTGCATCTTCATAAAATGGAAGTGTTTGTTTATATAACCGTTTAGTCATTTGTACCCCGTTATTATGATTTAAAGTGAACCATTCTAGCTATACCGTTTTTAAAATTAGCGGTGAACAAATCGGTTCGCTCATCATAAAATGTAATATCACCTGTAAAGTTTTTCAAGTGCTGATAACTTCCAGATATTTCTCTGTATAGTTCTCCACTACTCGACACAAAATAATGTCCTTCTTGTTTTGATTTTATCTTAAAAGCGTGTCCACATCCAACACCAGGCAAAGACATTTCCCATAGAATATTATCATCTAAGCCCATAAACATTATCAGTTGGATGTGTATCTATAAATATTATTTTAATCCCACAAATGTTCGTAATACTTTCCAAACAATCGAAATCCATTGGCAATACGTTCGTGATGTGCTTCACGATGTTCCCAATCAACATCATCTATTAATTTACTTTCAAACGCAAAAATCATTTCATCCATTATCCAATCCCACCGCTTGAAATGGTTATCGTCTGTATCCCATTCATTTTCGGTAGGTGGTGCTGCTGATGTACGAAGGTGTTCAGGAACATCTGCATCGTCTGTAAATGGAGCACCATGTTTGGTTTCTCTCAACTGTTTCAGCATAGGAGCAACGATATAGGCCAACGTATGGTCCATGCTCCAAGTATCCCACGGATCAATCTTCACAGAAATCTTCCGTTCTTTTTTGCTATTCTTTGGATATCTGCCTATGTAGACTTTCATTTCGTAACATCCTATTCAGAAGTTGATAATCAAAAAGCGGACCTGGGTCACGTTTACGTCCTAAAGGCGTTGCCACATCCGAATGCCCTATGATTGTTCTTGATGTACTATCGGGAAATCGTTCTTGTAACGATAGAATCAACCACGTTAAACTATTATACTGATTCAATGTATATGGCCCACTAATACCGTTTTCCAAACATATCCCGATACTATATCGATTAATACGAAGCATTCCATTCCAATATGACAACCCAACGTGAGACGCCTCATATTTTGGATCTAATAGTTTGACAATCGTACCATTTGCTTGAATATAATAATGATAACTCAATCGACGTTTAATCAAAGTACGCCGTGCTGTATTATAACCAGCGGTCCCACCATCATTGTGTAATACTATATAGTTAACCGTTGTATCTCGAATTGTCAAGTGCCGTATTGGTAGCGGCCTATTCAATACTGTAGGAACTGTTAGTTGAAAAAATAAAAGTAGTGTGTATACAAACATATCTTCTCCTAGTGGCGGCGGGAGATTCGAACTCCTATTCCTTGGCCTAGCGTAGTAAAGGATATAACAAGTAGCGAGCCCAATTTACTACCGTCGTCCCGACCGACTGCGCCGCCATTTTTTATTATTTTAGATCATCAATCATTCGCATGTGCGTTTCATACAATTTCTCTGTTCCTCTAAACTGTCCATTCTCGACCAGTTCGTTAAACAGGTTCATCGTATCATTGAACCTCTGATTATAAATAGATTTGATTCCAAACAACATATTCATAATCTCATCTTGATGCTTTGCTGGGATCTCACTATCCGCAACATAACTAGCGATGGTATCCACATCATCGGTTACATGCCAACACTGCATAATCATCTCTTCAAATAAAAATCGGTCACGTTTCTGCATGATACTTCTCCTTTGGTAAATAAACGGTACCACCACACTCTTCAATAAAAGTAACAAACTCATCAACACTTGCACCAGCAAACAACGCCTTATCAGGATACTTCATCAACCACGGAGTCAACTTATTGTTAATCATTTCTACAGAGTATCGGCTATTTGGTCCCATATCACCAGGCGTTTCTGCTCCACAATAGTCATAAGCAACCTTATAGATTTCCCACTTCGGAGTACCATCTTCGTTCCAATCCCTCGGGTCTTTTTCCCTACGTCCATCTGAATAGTAGAAGATAGTCGGTTCGTATGGCGTTCCAGCATTGTGTTCATATGGAGCATCATTCCAATCATCACCCCATTGCTTGCTAAGCTCTTTAGTAGTGAAGTAGGCAAACCCGTGCCTATCAATCATACACAACTTGAAATTCTTGGTAGTAGTAACCATACAGTCACACAATGATGCAGTACCATAGTTTAACTTCCCACACTTCGGACAATCCCACTCTTGACGAGGGTTCATCCAATACGGTTGCCGTAGTGCAATAGATACATCTTCCTTCACCCGATTACATTCGGCCCGCACTTCATCATACGCCTGAATCAGTTCGTCAAGGTCATATGACGAAAAGTTCTCAAGCGGTCTACGGAGTTTAGTAATAATTTTATGTTCTTTCATAGTTTCTCCTCTAAAATGCATTACGCGCTTTACCGGTATCCAATAGGTCATCTACACACGGTAAACAAAAGTCTCGACCATTCCACCATTGCCACAAGAACGTAATCGTCATCTCTTTGCTGAAAGAGTACCCGATAACTTTAGTGTCTTTCGTTTGACACAATTCACAGGTTCCCTTTTTCAAATCCAGTTGGTGAATATACTGTTTTAGGCATGATGTACACAGCTGTTTACGAGACGTATTAATTGCGAAATCACTCCGTACATTTGCATACCCCATGTGATGTCCCGTGCGATATTTGTAATACACAGGATATTCCACAGGGAGTTTACATTCACACGAACCACAACGGGGAGGAAAGACAAAGAGTTTAACCTTCTTCTTCCACGCTCTCCATTGATATCCAGTAGGAATCCAGCGGGGAACTTTGAGATTAAGTGTTAATGTTCGTGTTTTCATTTTCCTTTCCCACCATAGATGGTTGACGTTTGTATGGTAACTCAAAGACGTAATGCCCACCCCGCTGAGACTGTACCCAAGTAAAAATCCAAATCATATGGTTCTCTTGCAACGCGGCAATCAAACTCTCATTCCCACTCCACCCACCTGTACTGAAGTCGTAGGTAATCTTTTCTCCGTCATCTGTCTGTGTCCACAACATATCATTCCACCGCCACATCTGACGAACGAATTCAAAACATTCATCCGTATGACGCCAATCCCATTTGGCAATCATGTCAAGTGCATGTTCAGTAGGATACCCATCTTCGTCAAAGTATTCATCCATTTCATGAACAAAATTATCTAGTTTCATAAATACTTTACCGCTCTCCGAATGTTATGAATGGTGCGAGTGTCATCGTTTCCCGCAACATTGAGTTCCTTTGCGGCTTTAATGAGTGGAGCAACATCAGCTTTCAAATTATCATACAACTCTTCAATCTGTTTGCGTTTACTACGTTCATCTGCCAACTCTTCTTTCACCTTATCATACGCTTCCCACACAAGAAGTTCAGTATAACACTTTTTACAGGCGTACCAAAGTTCGTCGTGATGACAAATGTTATTCATCTATTCGTTCCCATGCATACTGTGCGTTAAGTTTAAACATTCCAACGTATCCACCCCAAAAGGCAGACTGTGGTGGGACTAATGAAAAGAATCTAGTTCCATTGGGTTTCTCATAAAGATGATATGATTGACCCATAATCGGTTTAAACCCAATCGATGCTTCATAACACATCTGATTGATGTCATAATCTGAAACTAGTTCTTGAAACTGACGTACTAACTCATTATATCGTTCGGTATAATAATGCTTAAACGTAGGACTTACATCAGCCTTCCACTTATCAATCTCTACTGGTTTCAGAGATGCTGGAGTGTTGGGTGTAGTTCCATACGTTAAAGCATTAGGATTTTTATATTCATCTGTCACATCAGAATTCTCCTCGTTCACGCACCGACACGCCAACAGGGAAAATCGGAATTCCATCCTTGCTCAATTCAAAATAGCGAACGGTCAAGTATTTGCCGATAAGCTTCTTGCGGTTCTTATAAAGTTCACTACGATTTTCCTGCGAACCCTCTGGGCGGCAATTGAAACGAGCACCCGAATCAGTTTCCAGTTCAAAAATTGCGAGGCCGGAATCACTACCATCGCCGTCAACAACATCAACAATACGATACTCTGCATCTGTAAAATCCTTAAGTTTAAGAAGTGAATAAGACCGCTTATTAATTTCATAATTCATACCAGGATCACGCACCATCGTACCCTCAAACCCATCGTGCACGAACAGATTGTGTAAGTGCATCACCTGTGACTCATCATCTACCTTCACAGTCTTGACCCGAACCACATTCTCTGGCACATTCTGAAGTAGACTGTCTAGAATTTCCTTACGGGCACCATACGGAAGGTCTGGTTCCACAATGTCATAAACGTGATAGAGAAGTTTTGGAGACAAGTCTGGACGATACTTCTTGATAGCCTTCATGCTCTCTTGAAGGAGAACATTATCGGGCAACATCAATTCACCGTCCAAGACGTATCCCATCGTATCAAACTTCAAGTGTTCAATCACTTCGGGAATGACTTCCTTGTTTCCACGACTCCATCCATTCTCCCCGTCAAACAGCATCCGCATACCATTCAACTTGGGTTGGACGTAAACGGGAAAATCCATCTTACCCTTGTGGTCAGCGAACTTGTGGGCGAGCATCGGCATCGGACGAACGTTCTTCCGTTCACCCTTGGCACGAAATCCCTTGTCACGCTGCTTCTTAATAATAGCATCGAACTCGAAGTCAGCCTGCTCCCGTGAGTTGCGCTCATTCGCACGACCAACGTTAGTAGGAGCTGCGAAATATGGATCAGAGAACTGGCGCTTTGTCTCACGACCCGTCTTGCTAATTTGATACCATTCGGTTTGTGTATAATACTCATCACCGTCCCGAACGACATGGAGACGCCAGAACTTCTCACCACCATTCTTGTTTTCAGAAATCAGCCACTCACTAGATTTAACGTTGTTCATTGATAGTAAACCTCATAGTACAAAAGGATGTGGGATAATATGCGTTGTCGATACGATACGATTCTTTTAAATGCCACACATTAGCTCCGGTTACTATCGTATCCGTAAATGTTTCTTGGGGGAATCTACAAGTAACGACATATGTTTTTTCTGCATCTGGGTCTACACACGACACCAACAGTAACATTGATGTTAGTAACTTTTTCATGCATACTCCAAAGAATAGGGGATGAATGAAATATATCACTCATCCCCCAATTTGTCAAGTGTATCTATTATAAAGTATTATTTGTGAAATTCTTTTATTATAATATTATTATTGTGGTCAATAATAACTGCTGTTAAATTCTCCACCCAATCCCCAGAGTTTACATAATGAACACCTGCAATTTGTCTATTCTCTGGTTTATGGATATGTCCGCATATAACACCAGAACAATTATTCTGGCGAGCGAGTTTTATAGCACTTACTTCAAAGTCGGTTATATAGTTGACTGCCGCTTTCACTCCATTCTTAATATCCTTGGAAATAGAGTAGTACGGAAGTTTTCTCCACTTTCTCCATTTATTATATAAGGTATTAATACGAAGGGCGAGTTCATATCCACTTGCTCCAATCTTTGCAATCCACTTCCACTTGGCAACGAATACGTCCAGAATGTCTCCGTGGAAGATAAAGTATTTCTTTCCTTCACCCAAGTCAAGGATATAGTTTTCTTCTACTTGGAGTTTTCCCAAGTGCATATGCATGAATTCGTGTAAGAACTCATCGTGATTTCCACGTATCCAGACTACAGGTATCTTTCTGGAAATGTCTAGTATCTTTGAGATCACCTTCGTGTGTTTTGCTCTCCACTTATACCCCTTTGCCAACGCCCACCCGTCAACAAAGTCTCCGTTAATAATAAGGATATCGGTGTGATTTTCATTTAAGAATTCCAATAACTCTGCTGCTTTACTTGCCTCGGTCCCTAAATGCACATCAGAGATGATAATTGCTTTGTGGTGTTTCATACTAGTTCCAGTAATTTACTTTGGCTTTTTCAAAGTGTTTGAGATTATTTCTATTGAAGAAGTTGACGGTCATATACCATAGCATCCCCAAGTATCCTAACTTCTTGAATCGACGTTCATCTTGACCGAAGTAGTGGTCACCGATTTGAAAATATTTAGCATGATATTCTCTGCTCAATATATAATCTTCTGATGTCTCATACTTGTTCGGAAATGCACCGAAGTACTCAAATGCATCTCGTCTAGTGAGAAAGAATGCCCCAATCGCAAATGGAGTTTTTTTGGTCATAATCTTATTGATAATATTGAATGCCCAGAAAAAGAATGAAGCACGTAAATCACTTCCATAATTTTTGATGTTCAATGTCATCAAATCCAGATTGAATGTTCGCATCTGATATAAGGTATCACTAATCGCTCGTGGATGAAAGAATCGGACATCAGCATCCAAGAACAGTATATACGGAGTAGTAACTAATTTCGCACCGTTGTTTCGTCCAACAGATACATTTCCACCTTTGATGACTTCGATATTGAGGTCACCCTTGTACGTGTTTATAAGAGGGACAGTAGCATCGGTACTATCGGCATCTGCGATAATGATGCGGACATCTCCAATATCGTGCTGTTGAAGCAAATCTTCCAATAAAGGGACAATATAGTTTTCTTCATTCTTACACGGGATAACAATCGTCAGTAAATCTTTCATACGCACCTCATTGGGGGTGTTTATATACATATCAAAACGCAAACCACTCCGACGCATTCTGATTGACTTCGGTGGGAATGTTTCCCCATTTCAGTGCGGAATAAAAATCATCCAATTTATTTCTTAATTCATTATCGAACAAGGCATCGGTATCGATATACTGTTGAATAAAGTCGGTGATTTGTGGAGGATCTTGATATCCCTTAACTGCTACCGCTTCAATCTGTAACGGGTTCTTTTTCAGATAAACATACTTAATCTTTTCACCATCTGAAATCGGTTCGTATCGGTCATCGATTCCAAAGTGTACCAGCAATCGATTATAGATAATAGCCGACTTAATGTGGGCGGGAGTAGACTTCTTTGCCGCCTTCAACCCCACCACGTTATCCATTACATATTCAGAGATGTTATTTGCCGCAGTATTTCGAGCAATATCTAGATAGTTTCTATCATCCAACGATGCCTTGAACTCCAAGATTTTAGTGTCCATTTCCTCTTTATGCATACCCTTCAAAATATCCTTCAACATCTGACGCATGAAGTCACCAAATGCTTTCGGGAAACTTGAACGAACTACATCCAATCCCTTAACCACCATCTTACTGACATCTTGACTCGTTTCCAAATCATACACCTTATCAAGTGCATATCGCTTCTTTGATACCCAGAACCCCGTAGATGCAACGGATTCACCCTTGATGTAAAAACGATGCGAATTGCAATTAAAAGCACGTTTTGCGAACGTGTCATAAAATTTATTTAACAATGCTTCCATCTCACGTGCTTTTTCAATCGTAAACTGCTTTGCATCAGCGTCTGGTGGAAGGATAGGTTTTGCTGAAGCATAGATGGAGTCGGTGTCGATATACGTTACATAGTCCCCCGCCTCTCCCAACAACTTTTCATACTGCTTGTTTACTAATTTGGCACTAGATTTAATAACGTCTTGTCCTGTAATTGTAACCGCAGCAGCGTTGTCAACGTCATAGAAACGGAACACAGGCAACCCAAGAACACCATACAACGAATTCAAGAAAATCTTCTGAATATGTTGGCGTCGGTCATAATAGTCTGCCATTTCCTTGTTTCCTTCGTTGACATACTTCTTCATCGTGTTCTTATATTCGACACGCTGACTAAACCACGTATCAAGAACTTCTGGAATAATACCCTTCTTATCGTTCGTATACAGTACACCATTCGAACTTACCGATAGATTATTATCCGTAATGAATTCCATAAATGTATCGTAGTCCATTTCCATAGAAGAGTCTGTACCCTTTTCCTCAACAACATAAGCAGTAATCTCTTTACGGAAATGTTGTTCCATATTCCAGTTCCGAACAAATCCAATCTTCGTTTCTGGGCTGATGTTAAGACTCATAATGATGGATGGATACAGCGATTGCAAGTCGAGAGAATATACCCAATCATACAAACCAGGTACCGGCTCTTTCACATATGCACCGATAAACCCTTCCTCTCCACGGTCAAGTGCTTCCATCTTCTCACGACTATCTTGCGGTTTATCCGTCACGATAATTCCCTTACGATGAAGGTAAGTGACGATGGTGCCTTCGAGGAATCGTGACGACATTGGATAGTCCTCATACGGCACGTGTCCGATGTGACAAATACCACGCACAAGTTCGATGAGCTTCAACTTCTTGTCAAGCTCAACAATGATACGCACGTCTTGTAGGTTATACTCAATAAACTTATCAAGGTCATCTCGAAACAATTGATCGAGAGAACCTTCATATGGAATCTTACCCATATTGACTTCAATGCGACCAATTGTATCAAGTCGATAGTTTGGTTGCTGTGTATAAGTAAACTTCTTGTATAGGTCAAGATAGTCCAGCGAACTTACTCCAGCAATTCTATATTTTTCCTGTCGTTCGGAATATTTTACCTTACCGATTGGGGACAGCCGATTGGCAACAGAGGGACCGCAGACTTGTCGGATACGATTATACAAATATGGTACGTCGAAATAGTTACTATTCCAACCGGTGATGATTGTGGGTTGAATTTCTTCGTACAAGGAGATGAACTTATGGAGTAAGTCAACTTCCGTAGGACAGAATATCGTATCCACTTCTTCCGTCATTCTATTGTCGTACAACTTTGTTGTATCAAGTACGAACACCGTGTATTTGTTTGTTGTTGGATCATATGCAGCAATTGAAGTGATTTCATTATTAGGCTTATGAATATTTGGAATACCATTTGCCATCGACACCTCAATATCGAAAAACATCACAATGTTCCCTTCGGACGGCGTATCCTCGTCTAGATAAACATCCGTCAACACCCGTGTTTCTTTTGGCAAGTCACTCTCAAACACGTTTGGGTGTCCACGCATAAATCGGCGTGTCTTACTCAAACGTTCACCCGTCATACTTATAAACTTGCCCTTCGGGTCTTTTACATATGCATAATTGAAATCTGCCCACGGCAAAATAATCAACCCCTGTTTATCGTCCCAAATATAAACAGTAGGTGATTCATCACCGTGCATATCAACATATATGTTTTTATAAGCCATATAACCTCGTTTTAAGTTTCACTCTTAAATATACAAAAACCCTCAACCGAAGTCAAGGGTTTTAGTTTTGGTCTGACATTACTCCACACGGCTGTCTGAATGGGAAATCGGGGTGTCCTAAATATCCAATAGCGTGTAAACTTTCGTGTACTAATATCCAGCGTTTATTACGACTTGGGTAAGGAAGATAAATAGCTGAATCAGTTGGATTAAAAAATCCTGCCAAATCAATACTACCATCTACTGCCTGTACTCGTAATTTCGAAGAGGGAATAACTACCCAGTATATATCTTCATATTTCAGTTTAGGCTGTTTTGTATTACTACATTCCACGGCATCATTATAAGCCCGTCGCCTTATAACTTCTAGTTTAGTATTTTCTTCTGGAGTAATTTCTGGATATGGTTTTGAGCCAAAAATAACAATTAATACTATTAATATAATAGCAGTTAAAACAAGTATTAGTTTAGCTCTAGTTGTCATAGTTACACTCCCGTTGAACCGAATCCCCCAGCTCCACGTTGGTCAGATGATATTACTTCCGTAACTTCTTCTACACTAAAATTAACTGTAGGGATTAGTACAAGTTGTGCAATCTTTTCACCAGGAGTAAGATTGATTAAGCTCTCTGTCCCATTATATAATGCGATACAAATTTCACCGATGTATCCATTATCAATAACTCCTGCAATTTTAACAACTCGCGTTTCTGCTGGGAATATTGCCGTGGCTTCATCACAAAACAAATCATATCCCAAATCACCAGCATGTGCTTTCTGCGGCAGTGTCGCAGTTCTAGATAACCTTTTTACTTTCATTATATAATCTCACTATGATTTCTGAAGGCTGTGTCCACTGCTTCTTGTATAAAACCTAACATTGCGGTTTCATCACCACCACCTTCTCTTGTATGTATTTGCTGACCTTTATAGAACACTTTGAAATGTGGAACTCCTTTTACTCCCCAAGTTTCTAAGCAATAATCTTTTTGTTCTTGTGGTTCCCATGCATTTATTCTGTAAAACTTTATGTTGGCATTAAGTTTATCAAAATACGACGCAGCTGATTCATAATGAGGCATTGTAGCTTTACACGGACCACATGTTGCTCCGAAGAACATAAGAACATGCATCGCATCATCTGCGGGAACGCCTGATTCAGGCTGCATGTCTTTCATTGTTATTTCTGTAACCATAACTGTCTCCATTTTTGTTTATCAACTTCTTTATTTTGTTTCTAACTGATTTGGTGTTTCCGTTTATTTCCGATTCCCACAACGATAAAAACTTAAACCCTAGTGATTCAAAATGAGTTTTTCTACACTCATCTCTCTTCCATATTTGTGCTGCAGTTTTCTTTTTACCTCTATTGAAAAAATCATATGAGTATTTCTGTGGATTGCAATGCCAGAAATCTCCATATACTTCTATAATATATTTATCTTCTACTAAAAAGTCAACATTGTATTTGTCAATAGAAGTTTGAATCTTAAAAGAGACATTCATCTCTTTTAGCATATTATAAATTTTAGTTTCTATGTTGTTGAGAGAACTAATAGACTGTTTTTTAAGTTTGGGCTTTCGGCCCATAGTTAAACTCTACAAGAATTCATTTGACGTATCTCAAAATTTTATAGCACGTTCAATTTTACTTTTAATTTTATCTTTTGGAGTTACACCAAAAGCAAATTCTCTTTTACGTCCATCTTTGTACACCAACAACATAGGTACCGCCTTTGCTCCTGTGAACGTCTTTGCATCCGGCACCGTGTCGATGTCTACCTTATAAAATTGTAGTGGAATCTCTTCCGATAACTCTTCAATTACTGGTAGCATCTCTTGACACGGTTGACACCAAGAAGCGTATAAATCTACCACCACTACATCATCAGCAGTAACCGCTTCCTTTAACTCATCAATAGTCTGAATACTAGAAATCATATAATATATTTCCTTGTGTTGAATCCCTTGTGTATAAATATCATCCCATCAATTCTTTTATGTTAACAAAGGTAATTCCAGAATCAATTAAAGACTGATTGTTCTTTTTGATTTCTTCAAAGAAATTCCATGCCAACACTAAAATAATATCTGGTTTATCCTCGTTAATCTTATCCTTTGAGAAGATAGGAATCTTCACACCTGGAACATACTTTCCATGCTTTAGTGTGTTGTCCTCAACGATGTAAGAAATTTCTTCATTTGTCAATCCGAAATAGTTTAAAGCTGTGGTTGCTTTCGCTGGTGCTCCATATCCAACAATCTTTAAACCGTTCTTCTTCATCATCTTAACATTTTTAACGATGTTGTTTTTTGCCGATTCCACTCTCTTGGCAAAGTTAACATACGTTTCATATTTGTCAAGACCACATTCCAATTCTTGTGCTAAAAAGTATGAAACACTTGCATCCACATTCTCTGGATTCTTTGCGATATAGACTCGGATAGAACCACCGTGAGTATTCACGTGCTCAACCTTATAGACTTTATAACCCAATATATTAAAGAAGTTATTGAGTGACAACACACTCCAATAATTGAAGTGTTCGTGATAGATGTTATCGAACGTCAAATCTTGTATTGTGTTTAATAGGTATTGTACTTCAATAATCAACGAACCATCTGGCTTAAGTAACGTAAATGCGGCGTTTGCCATTTCCTTCAAGTCGTTCGCATGAGCAAATACATTTGATGCAGTAACTACATCGGCATGACCGTGAGTACTAACGATTTCATTTGCTACTCCTGTATTGAAGAAGGAACATATTGTAGGAACTCCTGCGTTTCGTGCCAACTCTACAATATTTTCAGCAGGTTCTACACCCAAAACTCTTACATTCTTTTCCATAAATGGCTTCAAAGCAATACCATCGTTCGAACCAATATCAACGACCAACGACTCTTCTGTCAAATTAAACTGCTTCGTGTATGAATCGGCTGCTTGTACGAAATGTTCTCTAAATGATTTTGATGTTGACGACACATACAGATAATGCTTGAACATTTTTTCTGATGGTACTGAATATGATAGCTGACAGTTATGACTGTCTGGACTATACATCAACTCTAGTGGAAACATTTCACACGGTTCTTCTGATGAGTCTAGTAGGTTGTTTGCTAACGGTGACAGTCCCAACGATAATACCGGCTTGATATTATCGTTTCCCGTAATTCTATCTGATGTCTTGTAATCCCGTAACAGTTCATCTCTAAACTTCTCGTCTACCAGTACGTATGGAATCGTGTGTGTAACGCCATAGTTTTCATGCTTACGTTCACCACGAACCAGATTTAAAAAGATAGAGTCTTTAGTAAACACCATTGTATGTGCAACATTTGGACGGATAACAGACAAGTCACCTTCATTAATTACCTGTGTTTCAATCTTTGCGTTTGGTACAGACAAATCTTTGATGACACTAATGTACTGACCCTTAATGAGTAAGCACTTCTGCTCTTGTACAGGATGATAGTGATTTGCCCGAACAGATCCTGCCTTTGATTCAATGTATCCAATCAAATTAATAGGTTCTGTTAATTCGTAGTTACTAATCTTTCCGCGTGAATCAACATATTCATCACCACCACGAAGAATATATTCCAATCGTTCAGGCTGTTCACGTTCCGACCAGTTGGTTACCATCTCTTTAATAGCGGATGTAAGTTTATTTTGGAATGTAAATCCCGTTGATAGCAACTTTTTGTTTGATAACGTATATCCTACGTTTGGAATCTCATCATCCGTTTCAATGAGATTGGTATCTGGTTCAATCGATTTGACAATTTCTGCTACCTGCTTAACTGTCATATTCTCATCAGTTAGATGGAAGATTTCATTCTTGATGTCACTACGTTCTTCCATAAACTTAAAAGAACGCACAACATCGTGAATACAAACCAACGACTTTAATTGTACGCCGCGGCCGAATAGTTTCAATGTAGCATTTTGCGATGCCATCTTTGAAAAGAGATTTGGCATGATACCGATACGCATTGTATCCGTAGAGTATCCATATACCGAACCCAATCGTAAGATAACATAATCCTTGCCAGATGATTTAATATCAAGTTCATTCTGGTATTTACTACGAGAATATGTTAATACCGGAGTAGGTTGCTCTGTTTCTTCAATATCAAACTTTGCGTCGGGGAATCCTTCGAACACAACGTGTGTGGAAGGGAACACAATCTTACAATGTGAAGGAATGTGTTTCAGAATATTCAGCGTACCCTGAATTGCAGTACGCTGAATCTCGTTATCCTTTTCTGTATTTGATTCGGTTTTCGTATAAGCTACATCAGTAATACCGGCGAGATGGTGAACAACATCTGCATCCTTTAAAATTTCAGACATTTTTTCGTCGTCCAAAATACTACATTGAACGAAGTCGATTCCCCAATCACGTAATTGCTTAACACGTTCTGAAACGAATCTATTGTCGGTAACTACAATTTTCTTAAATCGTGCTTCACCGGAATATAACTTTGTCAGTTCCGACCCGATATATCCCAACCCGCCGGTAATTACTACTTTCTTATGTCCCATATACATAACCTCTAAATTGTTTTATTGTACTTCACATCCACCACCACCACAAGCAACTTCACCTTGTAGATTGGTGTTATCTGCTGTTTCTACAACCTTCCGTAAATCGATATTGTGGAGATGTGACACCAATTCTTTATATTCTGCTTCGCTAATATCTTCGAAGGGTGCCTGCATATAAGTATGGTCTGCAAATGGGAGGACACTTAATGCCGTAAAGTTTTCACGATTTTCCCACATCCACTCACCAACACCTTCCCACTCATCTGGCTTAATAGTGACGGTAACGGATACGTTATTCTTGTTTGCTCCACCACGATGACCAGGCTTCACCCATTCCTTCCAAACCTTTGATACACGCTTCAAAAGATCAAGTGCCGTTTCTTGGCGTGTTACCGCGCCTTCTGGAGCACGTTGTGGAATACTGATAACCGCCTGTTGATTTGGCTTAAAGAATTCATCTTCAAGAATCTCTGGATGGTTTTCAATCAAGTAGTTGTAAATACTTTCATTCTTACCAACACGGATGCGACGAATGTAGAAATCGTTATGCCATGCGTGAATACCAGATGATGTCCCTAGAACTAACGACGAAGTTCCCTCCGGCTTTACTGTAGTACATCTGGATGCACGGTTCGTTCCAATTAGCTCCGCAACTCGGGCATTTTCCTCCTTCACGATGTTTGCCGCGCTCTTCATATCCAAGTTCAGAACAGCACCCGCTGCAATACCCGTCATACTCACTCCGATGAGAGCTTCCTTTTCCGTTGTTCTCTTCCATATATCTCTCAAATAGTGAAAGTTAGTATATGATGCTTGAAGTGTTCCAATGAATGCTGCTGCCTTCGCACGTGCGTTAAAATCATCTTGGTCTTTAACGTCCCCAGCATTAATCGTAGTGAGGTTGCAGAATTGGAATGAACGAAGTGAAATTTCTGCACACGGATTCAATCCCCACGATGGGTCATTTGTGAAGAAGAAGCCAGGTTCACCAGAACCAGACATTTCAATCTTCTTCCAAAGTTCCAAGAATACTTCCTTCTCTACCTTATGACGAACGATAACCGCACTGTTGTTTGAACGACCACGTTGTGGATTGGTTTCCCACCAGTTACCAAACTTACAGGTCAACATATCATCGTCATCTAAATCAAACAACGAAATCATTGCGGAACGACGAATACCACCCGACAATACTGCATCAGCGATATAACAAAGAATGTCATGCACTTCGAGTGTGGTAAGTTGTTCACCGTTTTGCTTACGGTCGAAAATCTTTTGAATATTATGAAGCGCATCCTTGAGCGGTTCTGGACCAGGTGCCTTTCCGCCACTCGTAATCAACATCGCACCCTTCGGTCGAATGTCAGAGAAATCATAAACAGGCATTGCCTTACCACGCATGTATGCGGAGACAAGTACCTTGACTGCATCCGCCCATCCTTCGATGCTGTCACCAACAAGGTAACGACGAGTCTTGGTGGGTTTATTGATTTCTGGCAACTTCTCTACGTGGGCACGTTGTACGGAATATCCTACACCGGTACCAGAAAGTAGAAGGAACATTACTTCACTAAATGCATCTGGGTGGTCGATTGGTAGGAAACAGCAGTTGTACAACCGAGCGTTATTAATTTCAATTGGCTTACCAGCAAACTGTAGTGAACGCATAGATGGGAGAATCTTTTTGTCATATACAAATTTGTAAGCTTCTTCAATTTCTTTTTCTAAATTTGGGAACTTTTCTAAATGCATCTTCTTGTTTCGATCAACAAGCTCCTTCCACGTTTCCCGTCGTTCCTTATTTGGAAGGTATTTTGAGTATTTCATAAATGTCGTGATTTCCGACAAAATCTTTGATTCTAGCAACATCTTGCTATTCTCCACATCGGTTAAAGTTTATAGGTTCTAATAAGTATATCACTCTTCGTCAGAAAAATCGCTGTGTAATTCATTAAATTTCTTCGCCAACGTTTTCTTTAACATACTCTCTCCAGCCTGCATTTGCTTCTTCAACAAAATACCCTTTGAGGAGTTTTCATCATATATTTCAATCTTACCGAGGCTAGTATTCATGTATACGGGAAGCGTAATACCGTCAGCCCCAAATCGATTCTTCATTAAGTGTGCACGACCTGTGTGATTGGCTTTATCTTCTAGCTTACGGGATAGGGAGATTACGAGGTCGGCGGTCATAATCTTATTGTAGGATTCGGAAATCTTATCGGCCTGAATGATGTCATCCTGAATACTAGAACGTTGAGTTTGTGAGGCCGTCCAACACGGAATACCCAACTCACCACTCATTCCACGAATTTCTTCATAGATGGCACCCAACTCTTGATAACGGGCATCTGCTCTATCCACAGACCGCATCAAATCAGCGTAGTCAATCAACATAATATCCGGCTTCATCTTATTACCGATTAAGTGTTCAAGATGTGCTCGAAGTGTGTGTACAGTTACACTACGTGCAGGATAATACTTGATAATAATATCGCCAGGTATGTTATCTACCATATCACGCACTTTATCTGGATGGCTTGTGATACTACCAGGTTCGATTCCCGTAAAGATGGTATCATATCGAAGCCCAACGTAATTTTCATTTAATTCAAGTGTATAGTGTACAACACGTTTTCCAGCTTTAGCAGCATTTGCTCCAATCGTAGCAAGCGCCCAACTCTTACCAATACCAGAAGGTGCGGCAATGACTCCAAGCTCTCCAGCAGCCAATCCACCACCCGTGAACGCATCAATAGCGTCCCAACCCGTTGGTACACAAATACGAGAGACGCCAGCAAGACGCATCGCAATATCTTCTTTCCAATTATGTCCGATATTACGAGGTTGTCCTGCTCGGAGTGCCCCATCAATAATATTTTTGATTTCACCATATTGACCAACTTGCAAAAGATCAACAGATTTTACAATCGCAGACTTTAATGCTTGATTCTTTGCAAAGTCCAAGAAACTATCCTTAACGTATTCCAAATCATCATCGTTCTTTCTTTGGAATGCGGTACGAAGTTGCTCTTTTACAGCAACCTTCAAAACTTCATCCTTTTCCTTTTCTAACTCAAGCTTAAAAACCTCAAGTGTTGGAAGGGACTTGTAATTACCAAAATAATTTATAGTTTCTTCGACAATCCATTTACCAGCATCATTCTCAAAAAAGTTTGGATTCAACACATCAAGTGATTGCTGCAAAAATTCAGTAGATGACAAAATACATGCCATTACCTTTGCTTGAAATGAAGGACCAAACTTTGCTAGATTGTCTACGTTCGTATCATGCTGTGGAGTCATTGTGGAACCTATTTAATGGTATAAAATTCTGAGCTATCCAACTGTCGTAATGTTGGAAACCTCCTAGTAACTTATTCTTCATCATCAACTTTGTCAAGTCGTATTTACGCAACTCAACAGTATGATTATGAAACATATTCGCAACTTTTAAACGTGCATCGTTTGACATAATTCCTTCATGCAAGTTCATTAATACTATATTACGTTCAACTATATCTTTATTACCTAAAATGTTTTGTATCATCTTGGGTACTTTCTTTTCATTTGCATATTTTTGTTCAATAAAATCAATAGAGATGGTTGCCGATGGATCTGCGATTTCTGGAATATACTTCTTTAATGTAGTTTCTCCAACGCCTTTTACTCCATCAATGTTATCACTCTTGTCACCGTTTAATGCACGGAAGAAGTGAAAGTGTGCGGGATGAATACCATAATCTTCCAAGATAACATCCACATCAAATGTTTTCTTTTTAACAGGATTATATACCTTGACGTTTTCACTTGCTAGCTGAAAGAAGTCTTTATCCGTTGAATAGATAATACTCTTCCCACCTTCTTGTGTAACCAGTTGTGAAAGATATGCAATCACATCGTCTGCTTCCACGTTATCCAACGCAAGAATTGTCAACGGTAAACATTCTAACATTTCTATCAGAGTGACCAATTGCCACTTCATATTTTCTTTTTCTTGCTCATCCGTTGTTAAATCATATGCACGATTCAAACGCACTGGTGGCTTTCGGTTTGCCTTGTACTGTGGGTATATCTTACGTCTGCGTTGACTTCCACCTTTCCCGTCAAACACGACAACACAACGTGTCGGTTTAAAGGTACGGATGGCAAGACCAAGACTCTTAAGAAATCCCATCATTCCACCAATATGATTACCATCTTCATCCATCGAAGGAACAGCGGCATAAGAACGTATGAATAAATTCATCGCATCGATTAACAGGACATGGGAATTATATCCCATGCCCTGCTCGTCGTTTTCAAACTTCATATTTTGAAATATATCTTGTAAGTTAACCATTTAGTAATTGCCTTGTGGTAGTACTTTTTGTTTCAGGAGAATATTTCCATCCGAACAAAAGTCTTACCATAAATTTATGAAACCAATTTGGATGCTTCTTATATACTGGAAATCGTGTACCACCGATATCCCAATGTCCCACATGCAACGCTGGAACAATAGCGGCATGTGAGAAATTGGAATAGGTCCGTGTATTATTCGTCGTCTGATGCATCTGCGATACTCACTGCTTCAGGATCAAACTCACTCTGATACTTCATAATTAACGAATCACAAATCTCGTTGTAGAGTAGTTCCTTACGTTCCATATCTGATTCAAGGAATCCTGCGAACTCCTTCGATTGGAATTTGGTTTCTTCACCCGTTTCAGGATCTTCATAGGTGTACCACGCACCAGCTTGCTTCACAAGCTTCAAATCCTTCATCATCTTAAGCCACGCACCCGTATCATCAATACCACGATTGAAGTAAATCTCAAACTCAGCAGTACGATGCGGCGGTCCCAAACGATTCTTCACAATGTTTGCTTTCACCTTTACACCAATTACATCACCCGATGAGTTATTAATCTTTCCCATCAAATTCAATCGGAGACGAGTCGAAGCATGGAACGCAATCGCCTTACCACCCGAGGTTGTCCACGGGTCAGAGAATGCCATAGCGTTGAGCTTCTGACGGAGTTGATTGGTAAAGACGAGTGCAATCTTTTCTCTGCCAAGTAGGCCGGTAATCTTTCGCATCGCCTTACTGATGATGATAGCCTTGTCCGTTGCATACCCATCCTTACCGAAGTCGGCTTCCATTTCTTTCTTCGTCGAAGCTGCGGCAACAGAGTCCACGACAATCGTAACCAACTTGTCCTTATCCTTTCCAGAACGGACTTTTTCAATAATTGTAGTAATTGCATCAAAGATTTCCTCAACAGTCTGGAGATGAACATAAACCAGCTTGTTCGTATCAATCCCAACTGCACGGAAGAACTCTGGATTGACTGCGGTTTCTGTGTCAATCAGAACACCAACACCACCGCGTTTCTGTGTGTTTGCAATGAGCTGTGCACCGAGTAGAGACTTACCACATACGACCAACAGCGATACCACCATGCGGACGATTACTAATAGCAACGTCAAGCATCGTAGCACCGGTAGAAATAAAATCTGTAAAGTCGGTAGGCGTTTCTTCACGACCATCAAGGAAGAATGCAATCTGGTCGCTGTCTTTGTTTAACTTGTTTAGTGACTCTGCGATAAGAGACGCCAACTCGTCGCGGTCTGGTTCTTGAATAACCTTCTTTTCTTTTGCCATATATGTCCTCAAATGTGAAAACGCAAGGGTACCCCACAAATATAGTAGGGTACCACCTGCGTTGTCAAGTGTATTAGTTAAATACTTCGTCGAATTCGTCAATCATATCTTTGACTGACGTTGACTTCTGCGTAGTCGCAGACTTTGTTGCTGTCACGGACTTTGGTTCGTCCTTAGCGACAGGCGCCGATACCGTTGCCTTACTATCAGGGTCAAGATAACGCTCGAGAGCGACCTTAAGCTCCTCATAAGTGGGTTCCTTAAAGATTGCACGAAGGTCGGGCTGATTCTCAAGGCATCCCTTGATCTTGTCAGCGGAATCCGAAAGCGGAGTCTGGTTCGGCTTTGGACGAACCATCGTCTTGGCGAAGTTCGTGTCGGACTTCTCCTGTGGGATATACTCAACCACAATATCACGACCATTCTTTACGTCTGTGATGTCGCCGTAATCGGGGTCAGCGATGATAGAAAGAAGTTCCTGATAAACCGTCTTACCGAATGACATAAATCGAACACCCTTCTCTTCCTCACCACGAACGACGATGGGAACAAAGGTACGGAGCTTCGGACGGAAAGGACGAGCCTGTGCGTAATCGTCTTTAGTACCTCCCGACGCAATCTCCTCAGCGAATTCCATAATCGGATCGCGATTACCATACGAGGTCGGGGAAAGATAGGTCTTGTTACCTAGATAATGAAAATACAGTTCAGCAAAAGGATTTTCCTTGTTTTCCTTCCACGGAACAATACGAACGACCGTCTTACCTTCGGTCGGCTTCCAAAGTGCTTCTGAACGTTCACCCTGGCGATTAAACTGGTTAAGTTTAGCTTTTAGTGCGGCAATGTTTAGACTCATTTTACTTCTCCTTAATGTTTAGTGTTTAGTGAGTTTACAACTCCCTATCAATAATATTAATAGGGCCCTGCTTATATGTCAAGTGTGTTTAGCGATTATTTATCCAAAATACTCTTACTTTAATTTTTGATTGTCGGCCTTCTGGTAATTGATTATTAAGACCGTGAAATTCTTCAATCTTACTACGAAATAAATATACTAACATTTCATTAGTATTCAAATTTAATACGATTTGGCTTGTGGTACTCATTTCCGCTGTATCACGTGCCATATTTAACATAGAATTTTTTGGGTAGAACGGTTGTCGAAGAGCACGCGCTATATCGTGATAATCATTAACTGCTGATAACTGTTTTTCTGCACTTATCTTACGAATCTTTGAAGATAAATATTTTATACCTTCTGTATATCCTGCGTCGGTATATAAGTGCCCGTGATTGGTACGAACAGTAATATCTTCCATATTCAATGGTTTGATGCTCACCGCATGTCTTGACGTATTTTCTATGACCGCTCCTTGTCGAGCGTTTGCTACAATCGTGTGTCCCTTGATGCCACCGTCAAATCCAGCCGCAGACTTTATGGCTCCTTTTAAATCTTTGTGACCTAACGCAGCCATAACGCGTGGAGCGTCTTGGGATTTTTGTCCAGACTTTTTAACTAATTGTTTTTCTTTTTCGTCAAATCCTACCATCAATGCGGTATTTAAAATACCAATACCGTGTTCATTCATACCTTCAACCCATCCAGTTGTCATATCATGAAATAAACACACCTCGGTATTATCCACCAATCGTCGAACAATTTCAACTTGTGGGTTGTATGATCTATCACGATTCTTTGCTATAATGACATTAGAACCGATTGTAGATGCGGCTACAATACATTCCCCAAGATGTGATGGTGTGTTCATATGTTTTAACAGTCAATAATTTTAGATAATTTTGTATTAATAGCCTTAAGTTTTCCGTAAGCTGTTACTAACACCATATTTTTTAACTCGGTCCAATCAATTTTGTACGATGTATCTAAAACGCCACCATTTTTTTGTTCTATCAATTTGTTGATTGCGTTTATAGTATAAATTGTATTTGTGTGCTTTTTTCTGTGTACTGAAATTGTTGACGGTGGTGGTGTTAACTTCAAGCTATCACTCTTTGCAACGTTATACGTTAGAATGAGTTGTGAAGCATCTTCAACGTTTTCCAACAAATAGACTTTATTAAACATTAATTTATATGTAGCTTTTATGTCGTCTATTGTCTTTTCCAATCCGTCTACCGTTGTAAACGTACACAGTAGTTGGGTTTGTTCTTCCATATCTATACCTATTGAAAGAGAAATACTTCCAATAAATATAATTTAGATATGTCAAAGTTCCTCTTTTAGAACATCATAATTGATTCCTGAATACAATCTTACTGGGAAGTTTTCTTGTTGTAGTATCTCCCGAATATCGTGTTTTATTGTACTTATCTCGTCAGGATGGCAATCTAACAGAATTGCATCATAAGTGTAAAGAATCAATTTAGATTTCTTATCTTCAAGATATTCCAAAACACTTTTTAGTTTAGGAATTGTTTTTTCAAATTCATAACATTGGACAAAATAATTAAACAACTTATGTTCGGAAACATCTTGGTCTTGAACGTGAATTCGTCTTTTACTGATTGGTGCAACAAATCCTCTTTCTTGATAATCTGAATAAATACGGCGTGACAGTTCCTTAATACTTTTTAGTAGTGGAATGTCAGTTTCTACATCAGCACCATAGAGGATACTAAACGTGATTTGTTTACCTTCCTCATATTCTTCTTTTGTGAGAAAGTCTTTTTGATAATACTGCTTCGCCAAATACGTGTGAATTGGTTCGATTGGCATATCGATATTCATATAATGTCCAATCAATCTTAAGTGATATGCTTCAAAATCCATCTGCACTAGATTTCCACCAGCGAATCTACTTATAAACGCTGCACGACTGCCATCCGTTTTGTTTAACGCGGCAAAATTAATTTTTCCAAATCTGTTACTAGGTCTACCGGTCATAGTATATGGATGATATTGTGAGTATACCAACCCATCTGTAATCAACCGACTTACCTTATCACCAAAATGTGAAATCAATAGCTTTTCATCTACAGCCAAACCAGCCGATTCAATTTTTCGTAAAACCGATACAGCAATTTTAATAAATGTATTTTCCATACCAGCTATATCATCTGCACCATTTAGTTTATGTAATATAGTGTTATGATATTTTCTAATTACACTAGACCAGACTGTAATAGGAACTATTTTATTCACATCCTTTGTATTCTGAAACATCATATGCGTTTCTTTTACATACCAAGAAAATACATCTTCAATCTCTGGAAAAGACATATTTGCTACATAACCTAAAGTATTTATACGATCTGTGTGGAGTGTAAGAAATGTATTTTTAGGTACATCGAATATTGGTGCATCTTGATGTGTAATAGATAATGTATAAAAGTCGCCATTAAAAAATGTATACCCAATGCATAACGTCGGATTAGACGCAGGATGTTTATGGATATCACGAAAAATCGGGGTGCATAAATGCATTTCCCGATTCATTCGTTCAACCAATTCATCATACTGTTGTTTATGATTAATAACCATTTATCCCTCGGACTGCCAATACTCCGTATAGTCTGTAATATACTTGTGGATACCACCAAATGTCAAGTCAGCTTTACGAACCGACTCTTTGTTAGTATCCCGTACTCCCATAGAAGTTACCCCGTTAGATAATATAGTATTATCTTTTTTACCGACAATTCTCCACTTTACCATTGCTGTTATAAATCGTGGATTAGTTTTAAAATCAGAATATTGGCGTTCATCAATTTCCGATACATAATCAATATGATTACTCGGTCTTACAAAATATCGTTTAAGATATTTATTTTCTACGTCTTGTAATGTGACTATGGGAGGAGTCACTACAGGACTTTTTTCAAACTGTTCTAATATGTTTTTCTTATCTTTTGGGTATATCTTGTTTATCAAATTAATGTCAGACATATATTAATCTCGTACCATATCTCTGTCAAGTAATGCGACAATTGCTTCCTTCCACTTGGTGCCTAAATAATTAAATTGAGCATGTATTCCAGTTTGCCAACCATTAATATCTATTGTATCTTCAATACTCATAATCTGAAATGCTCCAAACGCTTTGTAAAACGCAGGAATACGATCAACCCAGAATAATTCTCCAATACGCATTCCATTAACACCAGGCATTCTTAAATCAGCGGTAAGTGACAATGTTCCCGGTGAAGATCCAAACGCATTAGATTTATCTCCATTTGCGTCACAACGAATATTAGCTAACATAAGTTCTGGGAATACTTCGACGTAACGGAAGATATCTTCTAATCCAGGAAACTCTCTCATAATTCCTTCTTTTACGGCCGCGGCGGCGGCCGTTGTAGTTTCTTGGGTTTGAATTTGTTGCAATTGTGCCTGAGCTCTATTGCATTTTGCACATGTTTCAGAACCTGCAGCTGTATTGGGGTCATTACAAATTGCTGGTTTTTGTGCTGGTGGCGTGGGAGTCGTGGGCGCAGCAGCTGGATTTGTTGGTGGGGTGCCCGAGAATGTAACTCTACCGTTAAATTCCCAATGCCACGCCTCCGCTGGGTCTTGTGTGAATTGATAATTAGATGCGTTTGCCTTTAACCAATTGTGGGCAGGACTACCGTTTGAAATAGAACCACCTCCCTCGGTACTTAAGTCAAATGCCAATGCCCAACCGTGATTTGAAGTACCAGGTTGTGCACACAATCCAATATAATTTCCCGTTCTTCTAGATTTTAATTGTGTTGGGGATCTTACATGAGCAGGTCCACCGGTCCATCCTTTGTCTTTTATACAATTTATTTGTACACCGATCGGCCGGTATCCTTCACAATATTTTATTTTATGCCCAGCGGCCCACGCCGCATCCAACATTCTAATAAGCGCATCTGCTGCTTCTGGAAATGTTTTTGCGCTACCACATGCCGCATATTTATTAATAGTTACCATAGCACTCGCGGGCATTCTACCATTACGGAATCCTGCGTCATACAGTTGAGATGCTGCAGCTAATCTCGTACTTCTGTTGGTGTACGAAATTGGCACATTAAACGGTCCTTGAACACTATCGTACACCACAAATTCTTGTGTACTACCTGGAATTGAAACCACACCTGCGGCGGATGGTGTTGATGTTGGATTACATTGTTGGCATTTCTTACATTCTTCACTTTCCACAGTTGACTGTGCTGCAGCTTTCTCTGCGGCATTTGCGTTATTAGCTGGCGGTTGACCGGCGGAACTTGCATTTGCTGGTCCCGGCTGGTTACCGATACCAGCCGCTTGAGCCGTCACTTGTGTATTATTTTGTCCACACGTTCCAGTTGGTGATGGTATGATTGGCTTGATAGTTAAATCTGGACCTTGCCCACCGTTTGCACTAGGTGACAACGTAGTAATAGCAAACATTTCTCTCAAAGAATCATTTGCATCCGAAATTAATGCTGTACTACAGTTGGTATCTGTATTAGCTTGTACTTCTCCACCTGCTGCTTGTAAATCTTTAGGTTGTACCAATCCCATTGTAGCAATTTGGGAGAATAATCTTTTCGGTAATGCTAAGTCTACAGTACAATCTGTTAATTCTGACCCAACTAATTCTACACCACCACCGTCGCGTGGAATTTTTCTTATGTACTTGTTAAAAATATGAATATTGTTTTTTAATCTTTCTACTGCCGCAACCGAGTTTGGTCGGTAGTTAGCGTCAATAATCGTATATTCATATTTAGCTGTTCCAAAATCTGTGGAGGTTCCTACTGTTGGACATGTATACGTCTGTGGTTCCGCTACGTCTAGTGTAAGTGCCCAGAATCCACGGGTTGCACTGTTCATACGGTCTAATAACGTAGCAACACCTCTTAAAACCGTATCTGCGCCTGCCATACTTTCCGCAACAGCTTTGTGATTAAGCCAGACACCTGTACTTAAGAATGCTCTGTCTCTAGAGTTAGCTGGAGCCGTGTCTCCTGCTGCATTAGTTGACGTTTCCAACTTACCTATCTTAGCAAATTCTTTAGATTTATCTGTTTCGTTTAATAATTTACGAACTTCTGGGTCCGCACGGTTGGGGCTATTGTCTTGTGAAGCTAATACTGCGGCTGCCTCATTGACAACAATCATTGTACCGGGGTCAACCGAACGTAAGAATTGATTAAAACCAATATAATTTTCTAAAGGATCATCAATATTTTCTCCTCCAGGCGAATTAATTGCAGTTGGAGCAGAAGAACGTGCTGGTCCATCCAAATATGGTCGTATCAATGCTATTTTTTGTTTTGTACTTTCAGGAAGTCCTGCTTTTTCGAATATCGCTTTAACACCATGTTCTGGATGATTAATTACTACATTAACAAAGAATCGCCATGTCATAAAATATGCATCATCGGATTCCGCAAAACTTTTTTCTGATGTGTTTGGTTTTTGCGTATCTGCGCCAGGCTCCCCTTCCTTTTTATTACCATTCTGAAAATATTCCACATGGTCTTTCCATTCTGGTAATAACTCTCCTTTATATACACCGTCTAGTAGTGACTTTAAATTAAGGCCGCCTCCGACTGTTTTAGTAAAGAACGACTCGACACTATTAGCTCCTTCCGCACAAATTTGTCCGGAATTGTCTTTTGGTGGAACAACAGTTTGTTTAGTAGAATATGCCCACGCATCTTCAGACGGACCTACTATTTTTACAGAACAGTCGAATGAACCATCAGAGTTTGCTTTAGTAGAAAAGTTTGCTACTCTACCAAACATCCACATATACTGTCCTTGAGTCGGATACACATAACAATTTAAAATTTCTTCTAAGCCAACTTCACGTTTCGCTAGTCTATCTAACAACGAAGTTAATCTACCTCTGTCGTACCAAGGAAATAAATGTTCCGAAATATCACCACGTTCTCCAAACGACGGTGATAGTTCTGCCGCAAACTGTTGCCCCCACTCCAATACCATACCAACACCCGGTATGAAAAAAGTTCTATGCAATATTTCAAGTTGAGCCAACGATGGTACTGAAATTTCTAACTGTCCGCTTGCTAATAATCCATTCTTATTTCTACCGATTGTCATTTTGGTTATACCAGGCGGTGGTATTCTTAAAAAGTCTTTACCTTCGGCAGAGGTGGCTAATTGAATGTTATCTTCAAAAAATTTAGCTAAAAGATTATCGGCAGGATATTGTGCATATATTTTTTGATTCGTACCATCACCAGTATATGTGTATCCTACATACGGCGCTGTTCCTCCAGCGTTAGATAACATATCTTCTGCTCTAACGTCTGAATTAATAGCGTGTAATCCAATTGTGAATCCAATATTACCCGCTCCCAAATATTCTGGTATTTGAATAGTGGTGGTTGCTTTGACGAATGGCATTGCTACTTGAATTGTGTTATCCAACACACTTCGTGCCTTTAGGATTTTTCGTATTTCTGGATTCGTGATTTTATAGTCAAATGAACCGAAATTGTGTTTAGACTCTGGCATATATTATAACTGTTGTGGTATTATTATTTGCTGTCCTGGCTGTATGAATATTGACCCATTTGCACCACCGTTAGCTCGTGCTATAATGTACCAATATTTAGGAGATCCCAAAAATCTATACGCGATTGAATCCCATCTGTCACCCATACGAGCAACGTATTTAAAATCAGTATCAGAAGAATCGTATGCGTCTGGTATCGCAGACGTATAATGACGTTTTTCATTATCGTCTCTGTCAATAAGTATTGGATTTATATACTTCGGCATATGTTATCTCGTTGTGATTGTCTGTTCAAATGGACCAACTGAACCAGACATTTGTTCTGTAATACCATAGAACGGTGAACTTGCAATACGTGATTTCTTTTCTATCAATACGAACTTCATATCAACCTGTGCTCCCATTGGAACTCCTCTATCTATATCCCACGATTCTGTTATCTCATTGAAATTAGTAGACAGTGAAGTTAAATATCCCGGCTGGTTTACATACATATTACCGATCGTCAATCGAATAATATTTGGTTGAAGAATACCCTTATTAATTCCATAAGGATAGACCAATCCCGTTAAATAATTAATACGTTTCCACACAACGTCTAACTCGTCTTTAGAAAACGCCAACACACCGAGTTTAAAACTAATTTCTCTTTGCACAGTAACATAACTGATAAACTTTTCAGTTCTACCGATATATTGATAATTTTTGTATTCAGGTGATGCAGATTGTTGTAGGTCTTTTATGAACGCTCTGAATTTTATCGGGTCATCATTACCCATAGCTATTGCTATTGTGATTGCATCATCAAAATCATTATTAATATTTCTGTATGGTCGTAGTATGTTTGCTGCACTTGAACCCGTTTCATTTGATGGGTCTTTGATATAAGAAATTCTTTTATTCGGAGTTGTTCTGTTTATTGCAATATATTTTGCATTTTGAGAAGTCATTCCACTATCTTCAAACTGCTTATCACCCGTAATAGATTCTACATCACCCTCAAAGTATTTCAAGAATGGTATTGATTCTTCGTTATTTTTTGTAATTTCACTTATCCAAGCATTTTCTGCATCGATAAACTTTTGCTGATTATCTATGAGCTGTTGCTTAGCTTGCATATCTTCTTTGTTATAAAGCGCCAACAGTCCATATTCCTCTACAACGTCGGACACCAATGCAGTTCTGGACACATCGGCCCCTATGCTAACACCATCATCATTTGGAACACCTCCGGCAGTACCTCCACGGTCAGGTCGTGTGTAAGAACCGTTAGTGTAGTCGGAATCGAATATCTTGTATGACCAATCTGATGATCCGTTTGATATATAAAAATACGTTTTGTATAATCCATCCCACCTACCAGCACCATTAGGTATTGCACCATATCTAATCGTATTCGAAAATACAAACGTTTCGTTTTCTGGATTTAATACACCGCCGTATTTGAATCTGACTGTCGGGTTAACAAAAGATAATATGTAATCACTATCTTTTGTTCCTAATTCCGGTCTAGTTTTTTTCCAACCATCTGCATCATATCCAAAATCGTCACCAACGTTTTTCTTCGCAGTGAAGGCAGAAATAGTACTGGTAATTGGTCCTGCTATTTTTTTCAGTAGTCCTTTTATACCACCAGTTGCATTTTTTGTAAAACTATCATATGTTGATTTTTGCAGCTGTCCTAATTTTCTTACGTTTGAGTAAGATGTATCTGTTTTTTTTAATAAAGTGTTTAATGGCCGTAGGTGTCGTCGTAAATGCAGAAATGGTACGGCGTTGCCAATAGCAAATACAGGATTAATTAATCGTGTTTGCTCAAATGTGTTTCCAGTTTGAAGTAATTGCTGTTTCAATAAAAACGTTACTCCACGAACACTAAATGTAAAAAGTGTCAATCGTTTTACATCTTGTAATGCACTAGTTACTGGTAGAGCGCGTCCCAATGCTCTACTTGCTCCACCAAAATATCCATCACCGACGCGACGAACTACAAGAGGGTCGTCATTTCTACCGGTACTCGGTTTTCCATTTTCGAATTTAGTGGTTGCGCCTTTATATAATTTATTGACTGTCTGATTATACCGTTTTTCTAGATTAGTAAATGCCATAATTATCCTCTACGCATTAAGCCGACAGTTGTTGAGGCATCGGTTCTGCCCACCAAAATCTTACCAATTTTTTGACCGTCTACTTCTACATTCATTCTACCAATAGCGTTTACTACTTGGTCCAGTTTTGCTTCTAACTTGGTCAAATCAACCGAAACAGATGGTGTAGTTTCAGTTTTTTGTTTATTTGCATCTCTACCCAACGCACCAAATGATAAGAATCTTACACCAGTATTTACTGCATCAGATACCATATCATCAGCATATGCAACAACGTTATCTCTATTATTCAATGCAATTGCACCAGACGGTGTAACCAAAGTACGTTCACCATATCCTGAACGAGATACTACGTCATCACCAAACCAGTTCATCGGGTTCAACTTACTCGCCACGCTTCTCACAGCATTTACCGGATTCAAGGAAGAAATCTTTTCCTTAATCCAATCAAATATTCTTGTAAACGCACCAGTTATACCATTCCAAATCATCTCTGGTAATGATGTAAACCAAGTTACTGCTGTATCAAATGCTGTAGATATTTTTTCTGGTAATGAAGTAAACCAATCACCTATTGATGAAAGACCTGCCGTTATTTTTTCTGGTAAACTTGCAAACCAATCAACCACACTATTGAACTTCTCGGTTACCAGTGCCCAGAAGTCTGGGAAGAATTTCTTTATTGGACCAAAGAAGAAATCTACCATCATTTTACCTATATCAGAAAATAGACTCTTGACTGAATCCCACAGTTTACCCACCGCTTCTTTTGCTCCAGAGAAATCTCCAGAAAGTAATTTAGTTATAACGGCTAATCCACGAAATGTAATTTCCAAACCACCAGAAAACACTCTCAATACTACTGCCAAGAGTTGTAATGGACGTAGTACAATCATACCAATGACCGACCCAACCACTTCAAATGCTTTACCTAATTTCTTAGCGGTTTCACTTGTTTCACCACCGGGACCAGAAAAGACTGCAAACATTGACATAAACGCATCTTTTACTGGTGATAATGATTTCCACACCATACCAAATGCTTCTTTAATTGGCGTGAACATACTGATAAATCCTGATATTTGTTGACCGAATACGTGTGCAACGCCTGGGAAGTATTTGTTAATTGATTTACCTAATGTGTTTCCTATAAATCCACCGACCATCATACCAAGTGGACCTCCCATTGCTCCCAAAGCAGTTCCCACAGCAGCCAATCCACCTTGAACCAAACCGGAACCCGCAGCTTCTGTTCCAGATTTGCCTTGCTGTCTAGCCGTCATAAATCCTTCGGCTGCTCCAAATATACCAGATAATGCAGATCCACCCAGCTTCACACCTTTACTTACAGGCGATATTAGAGATTTTGCTACTGACCCCGCACCCTGCATAATAGAACCAGTAACTCGACCAGGCGCAGCTATAGCCGTTCTAATACTTTGTAACGGTGATGTTATAGCGGTACGTAATCCTTGTAGGAAAGTAGTTTGTGTTGCAGCAGTACCTGCAGCGGATGTCGCTGCAGTGCCTGCGGCGGATGTCGCTGCAGTTCCCGCTGCTCCGGTTCCAGGCAATTTTATAAATTTAGAAATTATGTTTTGGGCAGTTGAAGTTCCCAATCCCTTTGCTATAAATCCAAGTGTTGTAGCAATTCCAGTAAATACTAATGCCTGTGCTTCCCCAAGGTTAACTAATCTGGATAAGAATCCGTTTGCATCTTTTTGTAATTGTTCCGGTGATAACGTTGCTTCTCCAGAACCTTCAGTTCCTTTCGGTGCTCCCAAACGTTGGAGTTCTTCCATAGAAATACCAAACGCTTGTGATAGAGCTAGTTGTTCTGACCGACGAAGTTTAGTTAGGTCTTTACCTTGCGATGCAAGTTGTGATCTCAACTCTTCCATCAACGCACCGGTGTCTCCAGATTCCGCAACTTCAGCCAGTCTGCTACTATCAAATCCGAAGCCCATTGCTCCAAGTTCTGCCTGTTTCTCTAGGAAGCCTTCAAAGTCACCAATAATATTATCACCGACTTGATCAATCTTACCTAAATCTACACCAATCTTCTTTGCGTCTGCTGCGGCGCGTGCAAATGAAACAGCAAATCGTGTTCCATTTCGAGCCAACAATTCGGAATTTTGACCAATTGCTGCCATTGCATCTTTAGAAGTCAATCCCTTCTTAGCAAATTCACTAACGAACTGATCTTGTGCTTTCTTTGCAGCACCAGTATCACCCATTGTTTGGGTCATAAAGACACGGCGTGCTTTTGCCAACTCACCAGCACCAACACCCATTTCTTTAGCTTGACGTGCTATATCAGCGGCGGCACCAGAAGTTAGTACGCCACCAAATTCAGATTGGAATGCTGCTTGTGCTTCTTGAATTTGTTCCGTAGTAACGCCAGCCTGTTTACCTAACGAAGTAAATGTTCCAGCAAAACTCTTAACACTAGCTACAAGATTTTCAAATTTTAATTTTGCAGCAGAACCCGCTGACAATCCAAACTGTTGTTGCGTTTGACGTACCGTAGCTACTAGATTACCAAGAGCATTACCTAATGTTTGTAATGTACCCGCAAGCGCATTCATACTCTTTGCTATACCAGACGCCAATGTATTTGCTGCTTCCTTTCTAACGGTTTCTTCTTCGGCGATTCTATCTTCTAAAGCTTTTTGTAAATTATTTTCAGCGGCTGTTGACTGTAGCACCTCTCCAGCTTGCTGTTGCAATTTGTCTGTTAAATTATCTATTTCACTTTGATAATCGTTATTTATTGCTTCTAATTCTTGTAATCCTTCACTTATTTGTTGTGCTTCAGATTCCATACCACCGATAGATTGAATTAAATCCAATCGACGTAAGTTTTCTCGCGTGAGAGTATTATTGTTTTGTGCAATAGCGGATTCGTAAGCACCTGCGGCATCGGCTGCTGACTGCATATCTGCTTCCATACCAGGAATTGAAGCAGCAATACTGTCTCTGTACTGAATCTCTGCTTTTCGCATTTCTTTTGTTTCATTAAACGCAGCAAGGATACTTTCTTTTCTAGCTTGTAGAGTTTTTACAAGTTGTTCTTCTTCTTGTGTTAATTCCTTCTGTTTTCCTCTACCTTTGAATTCACCACGTTTTTGAATTCGACGTATCTCTTCATTTACCGCATCAATTTGAGATTTTTGAACTTCTTCATTACCTCGTAATGATTTAATTCTATCGTTACTTGCTGCAACATCTTCATTAGCAGCATTAATTTGAGATTGCATGAATCTTTCTAGATCTCTTGAAGATTCTGCTTGACTCTGTAACGCTTGATTTGCGCTCTTTATTTGCGATATTCGTTCTTCAGTTGCTTGCTTTTCACCTTGTGCTGCTTTTATTTGAGCTTGTACGTATCCTAACGATTCGTTTCTAGAATCAATTAATGCTTGCACTCCACCTTGTTCTTGGACTTTTTGTTCTAGGGTTGCAAACGTACTATCTGCTTCTTTTAATAATGCAGCCGTGTGTTGTTTCTGTGCATTCAACAATTCTCGTGCTTGTGCAACTGATGCTTGTGCAACTGATACCTTAGCTTTTGCTACGGCATATTCTGCTTTAGTTGTCTGAATTACATTTAAAAATTCATTAGACGCGGCACCCATCGAACGCTTGAGTCTACTTGCTTGCGTCGATTGCTCTTGAAGTGATTGTTTAGTTGCATCTAACTGTTTAGTAGCCGTGGCTACCTCATCACCGAACTGCTTAAGTGCGCTCTTAATAGTATTTGCAGTACTACTTAATTCTTTTAATGAGGAAGATGTTTTTGTAGCAGAATCTGACGCACCCTTAAGATTAACCTTTCCGGCATCTTCAGATAACTTTTTTAAACTTGCTGTAAGCGAAGCAATCGTACTAGATAATTCTTCGGTGTTTACCGTAGTATCTTCCGCCATTCATTATCCTCGAAGTGCGTGATATGTTGCCGCAAACAACGTAGCAACATTTCCACTTGGTGCAGTTGCTATTGCTGGTCCCATAGTTGCTGCACCTTTTATAGAAATATCTCTTTTTAATCGAGCCATTGGTGCGCCATTAACATGCCACCCCGGAAACATTAAATCCCCGACCAATGTAGCTAATGGTGCTCCAGCTGTTGCTAAACCTTTAAATAATTTATTACCTTTAATAGTATACAAAGGAGTGGCAGAACGAGTTGCCGATCCAGCGAATACTCGGAAGTTGTCCACTACCGTTATCATTGGAGAACCCGCTCGTGCCCATCCTTTATACCCTCTATCATAATCACTTAAAAGTTCTTTGAGTAATATCATATGGATTACCGTTTAGATGCCTTTTCTATTCTGTCTGCTTCTTCTTGTTTCAACTTACCAAACTCACGTATATAGAAATTTCGAAGATAAACAGGCATTTGATATAACTCTATGACGCTAAGCGCCCCTTTTGAATAGTGTGCTGTTATCAGCATCGACTTATGGATTTCAGCCTTGTACTCCGGCGTCAGGCCAAAAGAAGTTGATGCCGATAGGCAACCTCACCGATAAGTTGTCAGAACCACATGAATCACAATCAACATTTACATTGAAGTCAACATCTGGAATAAGCTGTCTGTACTGTTCACGTAAGAATCTTGTATCCTTAACTAACAAGTTTTCCACAAATGTCCAAATCTTTCCTTTGTTTGTTTCACCGTTTACTGACGAAATCATTGCTCGAAGTCTTGCGGTCGTATCGGATTCTATTTCTGAATTTGCCTTCTTAAGAGCCTTCGTTTCCTTCTCAATAGCCAATTCATCTCCACGGGTCAACAACTTTAATGTTACTTCTGCTTTAGACACCGGAAGAACTATTTTAATTTCAGTCGGACTATTTCCGTCTGGTTCGTTTTCTGTTTTTAATGTAGTCAAATCAACCGTTTCTTCAATAGTCTTGCCACACTTCGGACAAGTCATTCCTACAGAATAATCTTTACCATATCCAAGAATTCTGGTAGCAACCATCACTGCATTTAAATCACCAATTAATAGATCCGATGATTTTACACCCTTTGTGACGATTAAACTATCCATCAACTTATCCAACACAACACCTTTCTGAATTAAGTTAGTTGACGTAAGGATATCTTCTTCCTTTGCGGTCATATACTTAATTTCGATTTGTCCAGAACGTAACGGACTTCCTTCTGCATAAAAGACTCCCTTTGAAGGTAAATCAATTACTTCAGTTGGAAATAGATTTTCTGTAACTGTTTTTTGCTCCATATGTAACTCCTTATTAATATAAAATATTTACTGCTGATATTAATAAATATCAGTCAGAATCGTTTTCTATGTCAAAGCGTTCATTATATGCGCTATTTAATCTTCTGACAAACTCCTTAAAATAAGACTTTTGTTTATCCGGCGTAACCAATGCACCATCTACAATCATATCGGCTACCGATTGTTTTTCTTTTAGAATATCACGCATATACTCGTCCATCGTACCATCACAGACCATATAATAGACCTGTACTTGTGCCTTTTGGCCAATACGATGGGTTCTGTCCTCTGCCTGTTCGTGATTTGCGGGAACCCAATCCATATTCAGAAATACAACCGTATCAATCTTGTGTTGCAATCCGTCGATACCCATACCGGCTGCTAACAGGCTGAATAATCCAATCTTAGCCTGCCCGCTAACTAATTTGTCAATAGTTTCTTGGCGTTCATTTTTATTCATTTCACCTGTCAATAGTGCTGCGTGATGTCCATAATGTTCCAGCAAGAACTTCAATGGAGCAATATAATTACTGAAGATGAGGATGGGTTTGTCGTTATCCAGAAATTCATCAATCATTTCTACCAACCGAGGTAACTTCTTTTCAATTAGGAAGCTTTGTAGTTTTGGCATGTGTTTAATAGAAGGTTTCCCATCCATTTTCCATTTACCAAATAATTCTTTCAATAATTCGTTGTATTCTTTTCTTTCGTCCTTCGTCAATTCCACATATAAATCATTCCGTTGTTTAGCCGGTAATTCCGTTAGTACTTGATCTTTCTTTCGTCGAATTACCAAATCTTTTGTGCGGTCGTGGAGGTCTTGAAGATTCATTGGTGCTTGACCTTTCCATCCACCATATCTTTGCGTGAAATGGAAGAAGTTATTGAAGCGTTCCTTATCCAAGAAGTTCAATAAACTAAATGCTTCAATCGGACGAGACATGACCGGCGTTCCCGTCAAGAAAATCGTATACTTGGTTTTGATGCCGGGATACTTACGGCGTTCTTTCCACGACCCAAGAATGCTCTTTGCTCGAATAGTCTGACGATTCTTTAGATAGGTTGCTTCATCACACACCAATAAGTCAAATCCTTGGTCACGAAGCCAATGATTATTTTTCGCAACTGCATCGTAATGGGTAATATGAAACTGGTGTTTAAGGTTTCCATCGTACACCTTACTATCCCAAACAGTACTCTCTTTGCCCGTGAACTTTTTAATTTCACGTTGCCAATTCACGACTACGGACAAAGGACAAACAATTAACGTTTTGAGATTATGAAGTTGTGCGTACGCAATAGCTTGCACCGTCTTACCCAATCCCGGCGCATCCGCAATGAGACACCGACCACCAGCTCTATCGACGAATTGTACACCAACTTTTTGGTATGGATAGAGGTTGAGTTTCAATCCCTTAATTTCAAAATCCGTATCTTCCTTTTGACGAATTTCATCTAAATCTTCCCGACGTTCTTGTAACTTACCTAATAATTTTTCAGCCGACGATGATAAAACGGAATTTGGAAACAACTTCTTGACTTTTGGAAGATGTACTGCGGGAAACTCCCAATGCTTTTCATCACCATTCCATTTCCGTCCGTCAATCTCATACTTGAATTGTTCCAATAGGAGTTTGTTGTACGGCATGACAATATAGGCCGTCTTGGTGTCCTTCAAATGGACTTCAATTGGACCTGTCTGTTGTTCTCGTTCTTCTTTGGGTTTATCGGATTGCTTGACACGGGGTAGTTGTAAGTCCGATACATCATCACCTAACAAAGCTCGTTGTGCTGCTTCAATCCATTTTGCTGGTAATGTTTTAGTTGTGGTTATCCATTGTAAATACTGCGGGGCAGTACGCCGAACGCTACCCAACGTATGCCCCGAGTATTTTCCCCACGTAAAGACCACTTCATCCAACGAAGGATGCATTAAGCCTCAACCTCTAGTATTTCTTCTGGAGTTGTTGCACGAACATATACCATTCGTTCCATGTCCAATTGCCAACCCTCCTCTGGATCTAATTTTAATATTTGCATCATTTGTTCATTAGCAAGTTTAATCTGTTGCATTAATTGTGATTGATATTTTTTTAACGCTTCGTTATTATTTAATATCAATTGCGCTAATGCGATAGGAACGTCCATCGTTACTTCTTTCATTTATTTTACCTCAACTGAAATCTTCTTTTTCTTTGTTGCTGTCTTACTCTTATTAGCTTTTGGAAGTTGAGTACTTTGTAATTTTAATTGCGTCTCAGCGATACGCAACTTCAACTCTAACTCCTTCACTTTATTTTCCATTTCTATTTCTTTGGAATTTACAGCAACTTGCTGGTTGGTCGATTGTGCGTTTTGAGAAGATTCTAGATTACGTTGATCTTGAATCTTTTTTGTCAGTTCCCAGTATATAGGCGGCGTTTCAAACTTACCAATTCGTTTATCAACAAATTCCCGTACATTTGGTTTGGTTCTATGCGTGGACTGTTGTTTACCTTCCGCGTTAGTATGAAATGGACACTTTTTACTTGAAGCAGTTGGATCACCCATAAGCGATCCATCCTTTACTTCAGCCGGATATACTCCTCTAAAGTAGTGTTTCTGCCATACATCTGCTGAATGGTGACCCGCTCGTTGTTCGGACATATATTTTAATCTCGAAACATTCCAATTCCAGTAATCATCGTGAAATTCTTTGAATTCTGGATCGTGGAGCGAACGAATTTCTGCTTCCGTATTATCAAACACCGTCAAGTCGATAGGGAAAATAAGCGCAATAGGATCTCCTATTTTTACTTCAAAAGATCCAGGTTGTGTAAATCTCCAATTTAGAGTAAAGGAATATCTTAACCAGTGCGCTTCTACTACCCCAGACAATGGTATAACGTTTGGCACAGGTGTGTTCGGTGCACCAGTAACGTATAGTCCGTATGGATATTCCATTTGGAATAACCATCCAGCATGCCAAGTTAAGGTACCTTCTCCAAAGTGAGACGATGGAGTTCCATAACCATCGTGGTGTTTTATTTTTACACCAGAAGGCGCATTATTTCCATCCCACTCTGCTGTGAAGTGTGCCTCTGACAATATTTCCCACCCAAATGAATTAGCCATAGATAATGGTAAACATCTGTACGGGTTTTTATTTACTGCATCGTCCATCCAAGGACGTTTAGATCCAGCAGGCTGTAGTCTAAACGGTCTGTCGGATGCGGGATATGCTATCATTTTCATAGTAACCTCTTTATTTTAAGTTTATTTTAAATCATCTATTTTGATTAATATCATAGATCGATATGGTTCAGACGTATCTTCATCAATACAATATATAGGGTTTAAATAAAATGGATTTATTTCCATATTAATTTGTCTAAAATCAGAGTCTAAAATATCTTTATTTTCTATAAGATTCCTTCTACTACTGGTTAGCAAGTATGTACTTCCACTATTTTTTATGTTCTCTAGGGACTTTTTTATATTCTCATAAGAAAGATGTATAAAACAATCTCGCACTATAACTAAATCCTTTTTAGGTAAAGGATCTTCTGTAATATCTAAATGTAGAAATTCATGCTGTGGATAATTTAGTCTGTTGTCATTGACGAATACTTCGGCAATGTCCGCTCCGACGTATTCGATTCCCGTCAAATTGACTTCTTTCATCCAATGAAAGTCACCACACGGTATGTCTAGAATTGATTTGATATTAAATGTATCAAATAATTTTGGCAATGCATTTCTTAAAGGTTTTGTAGATTCTAATGTACTACCACCACCACTTCGAGTTTCTATGCATCCCCACCCATTTGCCGTTGGATTCATAGCATGTACAGCGTGTATTATAATCTCAAATTCGTGTTTAAGTTTTTCGTTCATGCAAAACTCCAATGCATGAATAGTTGAACAACATGCTGGTGTGGTTCGCAAATTAAATCATCACGCCAATGTGTCATTGTTGTTCCTAACATCATACCACCATCACCTCGACCAATATTCAAAGGAACTTGATTATTTGTCTTATCAATACACCACAATGGCCATTCCTTATCTAAACTATTAAATAGCGTAATAGACATAGTGTAATCAAGACCTTGACGATCAACGTGTTTGTGTAAAGTTCCACCATTATAATAAATGCGTCCAAACGAATTAGCGGGAGTCATTTTAACTCCCAACTCGTCTTGCAATCTGTCTGTTAATGATCGCAATGCGGCCTCAAACTCTGGATGGTTTCCACCATACGAATTATCATAAAACTTTTGGTCACCACCTTCATAAACTAAACGATCTGTAGCTTTCATGTCATACATCAACTGAGCAAAGTCGTCGCACTGCTGGTGTGTCAGTACGTCTTTAATGTATGCATACCCATGTCGAGCAAAAAATTCTGATTGGTTGTTCATAACTGTGATCCTCTGTTTTTTTGTATAATATAATCTTCCAATATAACGGCGTCCATCTCTTTACTATCTAGAACTGTGAGTGCTTCTTTATACGTATTCAAAATTGGTTTTCCTGCCACATTGAACGAAGTATTTAATAATACACCTATTCCAGTTTTATTATGCATTTCTGTTAATAAATTATATAAAAATTCATTTTGTTTTTTAGTTACAGTTTGTACTCTCGCTGTACCATCCACGTGCACTATTGCTTCTAGTTTATTTTTATATTCATCTTTTACTCTTGGACAAAAACTCATCCAACGGCTTTCAGTATTCCATTCAAAATATTTGTTAACATCTTCTAGACGGACCACGGGAGCGAAGGGACGATAATATTCTCTACCTTTTACTTTAGCATTCAATATATCTTTTATTCCAGTAATAGCAGGATTACACAATATACTTCTATTTCCTAGTGCTCTTGGACCATGTTCACATCTATCTCGTACCACACCTACAATTTTACCAGATATAATATAGTCTGCTAATTTAGCGATGTCAAGTACTTGTGCCGATCGTTCGTGTGCAATTCTTATTAATTCATGTCTATCCCATACTACGGGCCCAGCATATGTACAATCAATTGGTTCTGTTGGTTTGATAGTAGATGCTAATAATCCAACCGCCAACCCACAATCATTTGGATTAGGTGGAACAAATACGTTTCTAGTTCTAGCAAGTTTGGTATTATTTAATATATTAAGCCCACACCCACCAACTAAAATTAAGGGTAATGAAGGGTATTCCTTTAAAAATGGCGTTATCTCTTCTTCAAAAAGTTGCTCAAAGACAAATTGATTTGAAGCAGCTAAATCTTTAGCGTCTTGGCCAGTGAATCTAAATTCCTCTGGAATGTCAAGAACCTTCCTTATTGTAGTCACCGTTTCCGGTATTTTCCCATCATCCCCGCTATTATATATAGTATGTAATTTATTGACGAATTCTTCCGTGGCGTTTCCGTAGTTTGCAAACCCCATAATTTTTCCGGCGTACACCAAGTTTCCCCAAAACGGTTCTTCCTTTCGTATATCTTCAATATAATGTGCAACCAATCCATATGGAACAGCTAAATCTCTTTTACCAGAATATATTTTTGTAATACCCGCGCGCTTATCACCTATAAACACATTGAAAAATCCTTCATCTGAACCACCATCAGCTGATACTATTAACGCATTACTATATGGGGATTGGTATAATCCAGAGTATGCGTGAGCTGTGTGGTGTGGTAACCATGTGTATTTTTTAGCGGGAAATATTTTATAGTATTCTTGGTGCACGGAATTATATATTACGCTTTCATATTCCGTTACTCCATATTTTTGATTAAAGTAGTTTTTTATTTCGTGAATCACTGCTATATTATATGGCTCTCTTATGTTATAGTAAAACCATAATGCGCAATTTTTTATTGAAGTAAATCTTTCTACTTCCACTACTTCTAAAAGTTTGTCATCTTTTGATATAGCTATTGTTGCATTATGAGAACCAAACATTCCTATATTAAACATATTTTCGTAAAACCTTATTGTGAAATTGTATGTACTCTTCCGTACTACTGATTCTAAATCTATACGCAAAATACTTTTCATTTGCTATTATGTCATCGACGTAATCTACTAACGGGCCACCGTTATCGCCTAAACTTGTAGCGGATGTTTTTACATCTTGATGTACTTCGTCCCAGACGGCATAATTTAATTTATTAAATAGTATTACTCCCACACCAAGATCTTCCATAGATAACGGATACGGTAAAGATAAATATTCTTCTTTATTGTTTACTAATTGTTGTACACAATCTTTTGATAGATAATTAAAACTTCCTCCGCAAAAATAATACTCATTGTTGTACATATTTCGTGCACCATCATATTGTTTATCTTTTCTTTCCAGTGAATCTAGAAATTTGTGCATCTTTTTAATATCAAGGTAAGTCGTATTACAAATTCGAACTATATAATCAAATTCTAAATTATTAAGACACCACTCATATGCTATGATAAGTTTTTGATTACGTGGATCTGTAAGAGGATTGCTTACTACATCTTGTACCCCACACACAAGAATATTATTACCGTGGTTATCATACATAATCGCAGAACCCTTGGCGGGCGTTCCACTTAAATGTGAATACGGTTTATCTTCTAAATCATAACCTCCGTAATAATGAATAACTGTTACGTCTGGGTGTTTTACTCTTGCCCATGTACTTTTTGCTAACGCATCTATTGCATTATATTCAAAATGCCACGTTGATTGGTTTAGTACTATAATTTTAGTCATATTAATCCTTTTTTATATAATAATTTTCCAAAATCAACCCATCCATTTCCACATTTTCTAGCATCCAGACAGCATCTCTGTATGTATTCAGAATTGGTTTTCCTGCGATATTGAAGGATGTATTTATTAATACACCGACTCCTGAAAGTCGTTTTACTTCACCTAATAGGTGATACAGAAAAGAATTTTGCATTTCTGTTACTGTTTGCAATCTAGCCGTGTTATCGATATGTGTGACAGATGGTAAAATTGATCGGTATTCCGTTTTTACTCTTGGGCTAAATGTCATCCAACGTGCTTCACCTTCCCAATCAAAATAAGTATTTGCATCTTCCAATCTAGTTACGGGTGCAAACGGACGATAATATTCTCTATGTTTGACTTTTGCATTTAGTATATCTTTCATACCTACAGTTGGCATGCAAAGAATACTTCTGTTTCCCAATGCCCTAGCCCCGTGTTCAGAACGACCACGAACAATTCCAATAATTTTTCCAGAAATTAAATCTTCTGCTAATTTTGTGAAATCTACTTCGGTTGCATTATATTTGTTTACGTACTCATGTAATAAATGTCTATCCCAAACTTCAGGTCCGATATAAGTGGAATCAAATGCATCCGATGGCTTTAAAAACCCTAACATAAATCCTAAACTCAATCCTCTATCGTCTGGATTTGGCGTTACATGCGTCTTTGTTAATTTATTTACTTGTGTGTTATTCAGTACATTTAAAGCACATCCACCAGTTAAACATAATTTGTCATCACTACCTATGATATCTTTGTATGATAACTTTTCAAACAATTGCTCAAACGCATATTGAGAAGTTCTGACTACATCCACTTCTAACTGGCCAGTTAACTCATCTGGATAACCTAATTTTTTATAATTGTTATACTTGTCCTCGTAAGTAGAATGATGTCCTTTGTAGTATTCTAAAAAATTATTTATGTTATTGTGTAAAATTTTACCGTATGCTGACAATCCCATCAACTTACCCGAATGTACCAGATATCCTTGAAATCTATCTTGTTTGCTCAATGAACTACAATAAAATCCAATTTGTGCATATTTTTCTCCGATATTATAATCAGGTTCCGTTCTATATAATGTGACTCCATTCTGTCTAGTTGCTTTATAAAAATTAAAACACCCATCATTACCACCACCATCAAAACTAATAATTGTTGCTTCTTTTAAATTAGTTTGATAAAATGCATTATACGCGTGTCCTTCTTGGTGACCCATCTCTATTAAATTTTTTGCGTTAAAAATATCTAAAACACTTCCGTGTGCAGACCAATATCCACCCGTGAGTACTTCCAAATCTGTAGGGTTACATATTAGATTTTGGTATTTGTCTGCACCATATTTTATTTTGAAGTATAGAAGTATTTCTTTTACAGCATGTATAGGATTATGAGTGGTAGGTAGATACCACGTTAAACTTATATTTTTAACGTTTAGCCATCTTTCCAATTCCACAACTTCTAGAATTTCATCATCTCGACTTATCGTAAATGACGCATTGTGTCCTGTGTATATTGATAAATTAAACATAACCGTTTTATGTTACAGAGTCTTAATTTGTTTATTTTTGAAATCTATTCCTGAAAATTGCTCGTACTCATCTAGAGTTCGATGTGTACCCAGACCGTATTTACCCAGATCACCACCTTCAAATAACCTTCGAAGTCGTTCCATCGCAACTTTATGTCTATACTGTCCAAATTCCGGTGGTAGTACGGTAAAGTGTTTTTTGTTTGGTTCGTTATGTGCTCTATGCCACGATACTATTCTATCGGGCGTGTATATATCATATCCTTTTGTATACGATCTTACGGCTAAAGCAAATTCTTCACCAGTATAATAATGTAATGGATCTTGTTCCACTTCAACTACCCATTGGCCGTCTGAAAATATAAACCCACCATATAGTACGGGGACTCTTACATTTTTATATCCAGTACGCTGTTCATTTTCATATCCACCGTATTCAATCCAGTATTGACTAGTTATATTTTTTATTTTAGGTATTTGTATTTTATCCATATCAAATATATTACTAAACAAATAGTCTATACCATATTCGTCATTTCTAGAGTATGATGGAGATAAATATGAAATTATAGGTTTTGGTGATATGTTTCTTAAATTTTCTATATTTCGTATTAACACGGAGTCCCAATGTTTTATAACCCGAGTGTGTGAATCTATTTGTAATGCATATCTTTCATTTGCATAATATTTCTGTGCTATATTTCTTGCCCAACAACCACCTCTTGATTCTGTCCAATGGTGCAATTCTAAATGTATTGGATACTTGCCGAGTAAATGATTGATGCAGTTTTCATTCGTCTCTGGCTCTTCATCAAATTGGTGCACTACAGAAAATACTAATCTTTGAGGATTTTCGGCTTTACTAATTAGGTCTAGTATGGTATGTGGTAGTTCATAATCACGAAAACTTGCAATTGCTATAAAGATTTTTTCCATTTTTAGATCCGTCTAAATTTAATTGACAAGTAATCCTCCAATTCTTCTAATGAACGAGAATATGAATTGGAAGTATTAAAAAGTATATCATTTATAATTTCAACAGACTTGTCTGTTATTTCATTATGATTTGTTTTTCTGTATACGGTGCCGTCCAAGTCATGTATATTATAATTATGCCATACTGTCGCCTCAGCGGGTAATTTTATATCCCATCCTTTTAAATAAGATAAGAACGTTTGTGCTTCTTCTTCACCTTTAGATTTTATTTGCATAGGTACTTGTATATCTCCAGTCCATTCGATTGGTGCAAATATAAATCCTGCACCTATCCATTTGTTGTCGAATATTTCGTACTTATCCATTGCTACTAAATTTTTTGTAACTAATCTGTTATCTATTGGATTAACATTTTCAACATCCATATGTCCACTAATAACTAATGGGGCATTAGTTTTTATAGATAAAAAGTTTTTTTCCGTATCGGTAAGTTCGAATCCATTTGGATATGTAGAGAATACCACTTTTTTGTTTGGCATACTTCTATATTGATTTATTAGTATACCATCCCAATTTTGTTTAAATCTACTGTGTGCGTCAATCTGCAAAAAGAAATCCTCATCAGTTATTAATTCTTGCTTTATTCTTTCACGCGCCCAAACAACTCCCAGAGAATCTTCATCTGGAGTAAATAATATTTTCATGTTTGGAAAATTTTCATTAAGTAATTCTTTATGATATTCTTCGTTATCTTGAAGATGGACACCTACCATAATTCGTGATGAGTCTTGTGCCGTTTCATATAAATTTCTTAATGTAGTTAATAACTGGCGGTCGCAATAGCTAGCTACAGAAACAAATATTTTTTTAGGTTTAAAATCCCAGGCGTCTTTAAATTCTCGTGCCCAATTACCTATGAATCTTTTTGTTTCAGTAGAATCACATTGCTCATCTTGATTAAACGTACTAGTATTGATATAAAAGTTTTTATCTTCTATATCTTTCATATATCCTCGAAGTCTGTATATATACGAGGAAAGAGTGGAATAATCGTTACCTATAAACTTTATAGATCTTGTACATATGAGTTGTTCTATTATCGGAATAAAATTATAGTGCACATTTTCTAGTTTTGCTAAATGTGCAATATCTTCGTAATAGTGTAACTGATAGTGTTGGGCAAGTTTGTCAAAAAATGATTTATCGGTATGGTCTGTTGCAATATACAATGTGGAACCATCTGGTATTATATCTTTGATATTATCATAGATTTGCTCCGCTGTAATGAACAAATGCTTATACTGAAAATCATTTCTTCTTATGTGGATTGCATAGTATTTTCTGTCTCCCAACACTTCTATTGCCCGCCAACCCAATTCCATTAATTTAGGAGTGTAATGAACGTGCCGTGCTATTAATTTTTTAAGTTCTACGTCAAATGTCGTATATATGGTTTGATAAAAATTTCCTAACAATTTACCATCAAAAAATAAACACTCATTGTGACCAAGTAGTTCAATCATATCAGTTACAGAACGTCCATGTTTAAATGATTCGTCTGGTAGTGATTCTGTAAAATTTAAAACGTGAAATTCTGGTTCTGTTATGGTTTTACTAATTTCTGCAACTGCTTCGAACGTAGGAGTAATATTTTTCAGTCTACAGAAATCAAAAAAAGACATTGTTTTTATTCCTAAATCAGACATATCAAAAAAATCTTCTAGCCCAAACGTATCTTTTAGCAAATACATATTATACTTTGGAGGTAGTACTAATGTCTTATTCGTTAAATATGCTATACAAACCGCCAGTTCTAATGACATTCGTATGTTGTTAAATCCACCCGGCCACGGTTTTAAAATAATATATCCGGTTTTACCAGTGTAATTGTTAAATATATTAGAAAAATTCCATTTTAAATGGTACAGATAATCCGTTCTTTCTTGTGCAATATTAGATAACAAAAGTTCATCTAATTTGTTTCTTGCTCTATTTACGTCTATTTGCATATTCTGATTGTGTGTGTAATCTTGTTTGAAAAATAAAGAATTATTATTCGCATCAAATATTTCATTCGGGAAATGTGCGATAAGACTGACTTCATTACTGTCATTTTCTTTCCATGCCGTACAGAATCCAAAGTCCTCTACGTATTGAATTTTTAAATTGTTCTTTTTAACTGCGTAATCCAATCCCCACATTTCAGATTCCCATCGTTTCGTTTCACGTTTAATTTGCTCTGAACTGGTAATATAATCGTCTATTATTTTTTTTAATGTACCAAACTTAATACAAAATGGATACATCACACCAAACCCGTCTCTATCATTTTCAATTTTCCAATTCTGTAACGGTGCGTAGTGAATAAATCTTTGTGCTATAATTTCGTTATATTTAGGAACAAATTCTACTGGATGTAAAAATATCATATCTGGGTCTAGAAATAATAAATTATCTTCGTCTTTAAAAGAAGAGTTATCGCATAACCATTTTATCGACATGAATTTATTTGGTATAGCTCCCCACCAATATTTTTCACCACGTTTTGATTCTGATTCTAGATTTTCCCATTCTGTAGCATAATCTGGTAAATCTATTACTACTACATCCGTGTCTGTGTATTCATCCAACGGTCTATTTCTACCCATCGGATCTGCACATCGTAATAACACAAGTTTACCTGATTGCTTTACTTTCTTCCGTGACCAGTTTAATAAACGACACTGCCACGATTGATACTCACTATTACTAGTTGGTACTATGATATAATCCATATTGTTCCCGTATCCAGTTAAATGTACGAGTCATTCCTTCTTCTAATGTAATAGCAGGTTCCCAATTTAACAATGCCTTTACTTTGTCATTATGTGAGTTTCTTCCACGTACTCCCAACGGTCCTTCAATATGTTTACGTTGGAGTTTGACACCAGCTGCATTTTCAATAATCGTAATTAATTCATTAACGGACACCATTCGGTCTGATCCAATATTAAATGCCGATTGATGTGGACTATCCATTACACGAATTGTTCCTTCGACTGCATCATCAATATACAAAAACGACCGTGTTTGCTCACCATCACCCCACACTTCAATCGTATCAGAGTTAGTGTGTAAAGCATGTGCGACTTTTCTACAGAGCGCGGCCGGTGCTTTTTCTCGTCCACCTTGCCACGTACCTACTGGACCGTAGACATTGTGGTATCGGACAATACGGGTTTCAATTCCAAAATCTTCGGTGAAATGACGACACATGCGTTCCATAAACAGCTTTTCCCAACCATACCCATCTTCGGGATCGGCTGGGTATTCTGTACCTTCAATTAAAGGTTCTGGTTCTGTCGTGTTTTGTTTATACACAGGATAGACACAAGCGGTCGATGCGAAGAGAAACTTCTTTGCTCCGTTTAGGTGTGCTGCTTTTAATGTATTGGTGTCTGGAATAATGGATAACATACACAATGTCTTATTGTGTTCGATAAATCCCATTCCACCCATATCACACGCTAAATGATAGACTTCATCAATACCTTGCGTGGCGTTTAGAGCAACATCGTAATCCGTTAAGTCTCCGACGATGTTTTCTGCTGACTCGGTAATTTGATACCATTTATCAAACGGCTTTTTATCAATTGCTCGTACTGTATATATTTCTGCTAATTTCTTTACTATATGTCCGGCAATAAACCCACCGGCTCCCGTAACCAATATTGTTTTCATAACCATTTCCTCTTAATTATTTTTCAGTATTACAATTTAGTATATTCGTACTGTACTATAATACATATTTACGTTTTTACCTCACCAATTGATTTTACTCACACGAACTGTTCGATCCGCCGCAATCAATATAATTTGTACACGATAATACATATTCTGTACCATTACAAGTGTACAAATCTTGGCCCACACATTGAGTAGCTCCAAAAGTACATGTTGCTGGTGATGGTGTTGGTGAAGGTGTTTCTGGTGAAGGTGTTACCGGTGAAGGTGTTACCGGTGAAGGCGTTGGTGCTACGGGTGGGCATGGTGTATTTTGACATTGCCCAGCACAGCAATATGCACACGGTGAACAATCTTGAGCATCAACACATGGTATTGTAGGACATTGTATTTCAGGCGAAGGCGTCACTGGCGAAGGTGTTTCCGGCGAAGGCGTCACTGGCGAAGGTGTTACTGGTGAAGGCGTCACTGGCGAAGGCGTTACTGGTG